TCTTTGGCGGCGTTCATGGCAGACATGGCGGCTTTCGAGTCCTTGGACAAGACAGCTTCCCCGGCGGCTTCAGCAAGCAGAACTTTGTTCATGGCAGAGATAGCCTTGCGGAAATCGTTGCGGAGTTCATCGGTGGACAGGATGGTGGTGTTGGTGGTGTTAGACATAGATGCATACCTCTTTCGTTAATTTAGTAGCGTGATAGTCAATCAGCGCTCTATTGGGGGCACAGCTATTGCGTGGGTAGATAGACTGTGCCCTGGGTAGAACGTTGAACCTTGTTTGATGCATACCCTGCTTGGACAGGAATCATGTGGACATGATTATCCTGCGGCACGTACTCGTCCCTATTCGTCGTGGGTCGAACCCGCACTATACACAGAGATGTAGCCCATTGATAGACAGATAGAGGGCATGTGTATAGCTCGACTTAGCCCGGGCAGGTAGAGGCATTTGTATGTGGCAGGCCTTGCCTTTGACGTCTTACATTTGGCCGTGCTGATGCCGTGCCCGCCGGATTCGCTAACCTCCGCCAACTCATTGCATGCCCTTTCGCGTGTCAAGCGCTATCGACACAGGCGAGTCATCTTCATTGATGGTTATTCTTCCCCTGCCGTTTTAACGCTGTCTAACCTTTATTCGTCATGCACCCTGTCGGCATTGCTTCACGCCGTACTTTTCGCGTCAAAGGTGGATTCTGTTGTCAAGGTTCGCACGCTCCGGCACTTGCGCGGGTAGTGGTTAGACCACTACCAACTGATAAGTTAGACCTATCATGAACACGTTCGCGCTTTCGCGTGTGGGGTTTCCTGTGGTGTCTTTCCCTCCTCCTGTGGGGCTTGTCGTGTGGGGTTATTGGGTACGGTCACATAGTATCAGCTTACATTTTTAGAATCACCCGAATTTCAAAAAAGCGCTGAAAACCTTACTACGCCCCAAATTTTAAAAATTAAAACATCAAAAATAGCGTAAAAAAATATCACGGAATCCGTCAAAAACCGTGATATTTTTTTTGATCCATGGGGGACGGGTTTTCATAGGAAAATCAAGGCTTCCAGGGCCCACCGCCGCCAAGTTCGACCTTCTCATCTCTAGGCCTCCAACCGGCCTTTTCCGACTATTTTCTCCTAAATTTCCGCCCTCCTACCTCACCACCCCTCGTTCCATTCCACCTCCATTTTTCTTCGGCAAAATCTTCAATCAATCTTCAACCCTAATCCCATCTCCACCCATCCCCTCATCACCCTCACAATCGCCCCACAACCCCATTCTCACCCCTTCACACACCATACCCTTATCCACCCCAACCCCCAACTGCACGCCCCTTAAAACCCCTTTACAGGCCCAAATAAGCCCATAATAGTTATTTAATAACCAACCACCACTCTTAACCCTTTCAATCCCACACCAAACCTAACCCCTCATAAATCGCTCTATAACCCCTTAATCAACCTCTCTCCCAACCTACCCTAAGCCCACTAACTCCACCCCAAACAAATGCCTAAAACACCCCTTAAAAGTCGAAATAACCCCATACATTTCCCACCACTTAATCCGTCAAAAATCCAAACAAAATAAGCACTTCCACCCCGAAAGGACTCGAAAGTGCTTTAATTTATCTATAAAACTCCACTTAAACTACCAATATCTTATTCACCAACCCAATCTGTCCACATTCACCATTCATGCCATTAGTAAAATCAGCTCCCAAAAACCCTCACATTTATTTTTCTAAAACCATAAAAACCTATTTACAAAATAACTAATATGTGATATACTAATACTACCGGATGGAGCAGCCAAGAGCATGCTCCTGATTATATTTCACTCATATCACTCGCATCTCACACCAGCCCATCACAAACTAATACCATCACACAGAAAGAGGGATATAGCATGTCTGCATCCACAAATGTTACCTCTATCTTTTCTCACCCCAATTTTCCCCCTAATCCCACATCCGTCTCCCGCAAAATCTCTGGTCACATGACCAAGACAGTGCACCCAATCAAGTCTATCTCTCAGATCCAGGCACTTCACCACAATCTGCTCACCAAAGCATCTACAGCTAAAACTCCCAACAAAGCTCTTCTTGCATATCGTAATTGGTTATTCTTTGCACTGGGTATCAACCTGGGATTCAGGGGCGGAGATATCACTGAGCTTACCTGGGGAGATCTTCTCACTTATAACCCTCATACAGATACCTACGACATCCGAACTGATGAAAATAACTTCATCCATGCAGAGAAGACAGGAAAAGCTACCTACATCATTCTGAATGACGAAGCCAAAGAATCTATCAAATTTTATCTCATAGCCACCAGACCATTAGGCCTAATCCCAAATCTTTCTTCACCCGTATTTGCCAGCAATAAATCTTCTGGTACCAAGGAAGCAAAAGTAACTGGTCATATTGACTGTGACAACATTGGCAGGATCATCAAAAAGGCAGCCAAAGAAGTTGGTATCACTCAGAATATCTGCACTCATTCCATGCGTAAGACCTTTGGCTATCACTACTATAAGAATACTGGAGATCTTATCACTCTGCAAAAGATCTTTGGTCATAGTACTCCTGCTATCACTCTCGCTTACATTGGTATTGAGATCGAAGAGTTAACAGCAGCCTATGGCAATAAACCTGATACCTCTATTCCTGATCTCTATGCTTACACCTCAAATCTCACTAACAATCCTATACCTATCAACACAACTTCACCCACTGCAAAGCTCAAAGTGATCAAAAGTACTGTTACTCCTAATGCCATTCACACCTACAGTCCATACAGATATTCTAATGCATTATGATCTATCGCGCGGAGTACGGAGTGTGGAATGCGAAGTGAAGCGAACGTAGTGAGCATAACGCAGCATGTAACACGTAGTACTACACCCCCCGCGCGATTCATGAATACTACTGGAATGAGCGTAGCGAATTCCAGTAGTAGGAATACGGGGCCGAAGGCCCAATACGAATATAAGATAATATTTGTTTATAAATAAGGTGAAAACGAACACCCACTTTTTTGGGAAACGCTTTCTATCCGTAAAAAGCGAATCCCAAATAGAATGGAATTCCGTTAACTAACAACATCTGGTGTATAATAATAAAATATTATACTAATGTCACAATATATTGTGAAAGAAGGTAATAATCATCAAATTGGCGATCAACACCAACTTTTTTCCATGGGTAGGAGGGAAACAAGCTTATGGTTCTAAGCTGGAATTATTCTTAGCTGTTTATCTGCGATTTTGTGTGAATGAGATGGGTGTCTGCACAGTCTCTTATTCTGAACTGGCGGAGATCTTAGGGCTCTCTCTTAATGGGGGCAAGGCTGCACATAATGCGAGAGAAAAAATCAGTAACGTTATCAAAGGACTGGTAACGAGGGGAAAAGAGGATTTTCCTAACGACTTCATATGCTTTGGGGTGCCTAATAAAAAAGATGAGGACATCCGGATAAATGATGCATTCAAGATTCCTGTCAAGAGCATGAAGCGAGAACAGATACCTCCTTTTGTTGTGGTGGAGCTTGATGATTTTTTTAAGATCGTTTCAGCTGCAAAGAATGCAAGTATCAAGCCTGATGAATTATTCGCTCTTTATGTTTTCCTGAAGGGATGGATGCGTCCTGTTGCTTTTGATGAGGGGAAGGATAAGTCTTTGGGGTGCTGGTTATGCCGTGAGCAGATCACAACCTCGCTCCATATCTCAGTCCCTACTTATATGAAGTATCGTAAGATCCTTGAAGAGAATGAGCTTATCTTTTTTAAACAGGGACAAGCTCAGATCAGCCCTGCACTCTTTTCGACCACAAATAATCCAGCTATATGGACGGCAATTGAAGACGCCATTTTAGCGGAAGACAATGAGGAGGTATCATGAGCAGTATTTCCAAAACCAAAACCATCCCCTTAGACCAGGACTTTGAGGAGATACTTATTAGTGCTCTTAGATATGCGCTGGGACGCAACAGTTATATTGTTAAAATGACAGCAGAATACATTTCCAAATTCATCCCGGATTTGTCTAGTCAGCCGCTCCTCGTTATGCAACGAGATTTGCGCAATGAGCTTTATCAACCAGATAGTCGCTGGGCTTTTTCGATGGTGGATATTCAGACTTGGTTAGAGTTGCTCAGAAAAACAGAAGAAGAGTTGGATAAGAGAGGGTATTTTGTTGGATAGAGATGATTTGTTAAATAAAGTTCGGAATTGTACGCCTTATTATGGATGGGAAAGTAAATATCCAGAACTATATGGAAAATATGGAATGGGCATATATGGGATTTGTGAAAGATGGCATTGGTTTGAAGAAGATAATATTACAAATTATGCAAGAGAACATGGTTGCGCACCATTAACCGAGGCGACAAACGAAGAATTGTTATTAATGTGGGCAATGGCCGATAGCTATTGGTTGAGTGAATATGAAAAATGGTACGACCATGCTTGCAAAAAGGCAAGAAAATTAGACGAATTCGTAGGCAAGTGTGAAAGAAAATATTTTGGATACGATGAAAATGGATATACAGATAAAACAATAGATAGAGTTCTTAGTTCAGTATTTGAAGTTTTGGATAATAAATTGAATTTTACGAGGTGATCTTATAAAAGCCCTAACAAAAGAAAAGCTAATCAAAATCATAAAGCAGTATGAGCACGATCTCATCTTTGACGACATGGACGATTTTCAAAAAATTTTTGATCGCTATGGAGATGAGTATTTTGTGAATAGAGACACCGGTGAACTGGAGCTGTACAAAAAGAACGAATCATTTAAGGAGGATAGGCATGGGGAGAATCATTAAAGAATTTGAAACAGAGTACAACGTTGGCGATGTTGTAGTGTACGAAAAGAATAATATACTGTTTGTCGGAATCATTGAGGGTTATTACATCGATGACAATAATTTTTGGTTCAACATCAGGGTTAACGACAATTTTGTGCACACCTATTCAAATGGTGGCGATGTCGCTGAATGGGATATTGTAGGCGTCTTGCCCGATGAATTGGCCAAGGACTGCAAGAAAAAAATTATTCATAACTGTTAAGGAGGGATCTATTTGATCTACATCACAGGAGATACCCACCGCGATTTTTATCGTATCGCTATGCATTGCCATCAGTATGAAACCACAAAGGATGATCTGATGATCGTTCTTGGCGACAATGGCATCAATCTTCTTTCAAGAGATAGCGACACTATGCTCAAAGAGCAGCTTGAAAAACTGCCCATCACCTTTATGCTGATCCGCGGGAACCACGACCGTCGTCCGGATGAGAGCGAGTACGAGCGCAAGTACATCAAGGGTGATGGCTACTCCGGCATTTTCTTGGTCGAGCCGGAATATCCGTCATTGCTCTTTGCGATTGATGGCAATGCATACCAGATTCTTGGAAAGAATGCTGTTGTCATTGGCGGCGCCTACAGCGTAGACAAGGATTGGCGCATTCAAAATGGTCAGCCTTGGTTTGAAGACGAGCAGCTGAGCTATGAAGAGCGCAAAGAAATCTATGAAAGCCTCATATGGGCAAAACAGCATGATATTTCTATCGAATTGTTCTTAACGCACACTTGTCCTTACAGGTATATTCCGCGGGAAATGTTCCTTGGCTATGTTGATCAAACTAGTGTGGACGACAGGATGGAAGAGTTCTTGGATAGCGTCTGGGAGTTGTTTGGCGAAGAGAGCAAATGGTACTGCGGTCATTGGCACACAGACAAGGCGATTGATAATGTGAGATTCATGTATAACGATATCATTTGTTTGAATGACGTTTATGATATCAACTGATTTTTTATGTCTGTTTTCAAAGCTTATAAAATAACTAATAAAGGAGTAAGATGATGGGAAATAAAGTTGAAGCTGTAAATCGCTTGGAGTTTATAGAATATGTCCGCTCAATCGTAAACAAGGTTAAGATGAAACATATAAACGAGGAACAATACGTAAAAGACAAAATGGCTGCAGCTTATGAGGTCATTGCATCTGTCCTCGACGAGCTGAAAGAATTCAAAACCCTCGATGTTTTTCCAATCATTCATGCCAAATGGGTGCTTGAAGAATCTCCCTATGCTGAACATGAAAGGGGTATAGATGGCGAGAGTCATCCGCGGTACGTGTGCAGCAATTGCGGTCATGAAGCTGGATTTGAATGTGATCCAGACGGCTTTGCAACATGGCAAGATAAGACACCATGGTGTGGCAATTGCGCCGCCAAGATGGATCTGGAGGATAAGAATGAATAACGGTTGGTTTGAAGAGAGAAAAGGAAAACACAAGCCGGAAGATTGTTGGTGTTATACTATTCGCTCCTATGATGGACAGGGTGGTTGCCTTGGGACAAAAGAGATTGATCCTTGTGAAGGCGAAAACTGCAAACGTTGGAGGTCTAAAGACCAAAAGGCTCGATGGGTTAAAGCTACTGGAATGATGCCACCTGAATTTCATGGGAGACCTCGGTGCTCTAATTGCGGCCATTTTGCAATGTGGTACAAGATTGGGCATGTGGAGCTGACACCATTCTGTCCTTGGTGTGGTAAGCCTATGGAACTGGAGGGGAATGAGTGAGACTAGCATATGGAATTGTTGCATGGTTCCTATGGATCTTATTCTTGGGGGCTTGCCTCTCAATAGGTGGAGGCGAACTTACGTATAATCAGATTTTCTTTTCAACTGCGATTGTAGCTGGAGCTGCCATGATGGGGAGGGATTGATATAGATATTAAGGATTTGAAGAAGGCGCTGGTGGAGGTAAAGAAGATTTGCGACAACAATCGATGCGTGAATTGCCCGTTCCGCAAGATGGATGAAGTAGGCTTGCCGTATTGCCCGATGCATGAGGATGATGACGGAAACGACATTCATCAGCCTGCATTTTGGGTTGTTGATGACTATGAGGAGGATGAAAATGAGGCCGATTGATGCAAACTCATTTGCTGTGCATGTGGCCTTGTATATGGCAGAAAACGCCTATTTGAATGATACGGCATTGGACGTTTTGAAAAAGGTTTCAAAGTGGCTTGAGGAAGAACCCACCCTTGACTACGCGCCTGTGAAGCGTGGGGATTGGAAATTAGAAGTAAACGCTTTTTATAAGGACAATCCTTTTGAGGAGATAGATCTTTGCATATACATTCTTGCCAAGTGTGGTAATTGTGGTCGTATGCATCCAGATAGTCATCAAGTGTATTCAAAAGATCTCTATGCTGAAGGAGACAATAACCATCCATTTGATGTTGAATATGAGAAGCGGGTGGCACTTAAAGAATTTCGCGAAAGAGGCTATTTGTTCGCAAACTATTGCCCCAACTGCGGTGCTCGGATGGATGGGAAGGAGAACAAGGAATGATGTGGTTCTCTTTCTTTCTTACAAATACCACCCCTGTTATATGCCTGACATTACTAGCTATCCATTTTGACAAGTGGTGGATTGTGCTGTTTTCATTATTGTTTAGTTATTCTTTTAAGTCAAATAAGGAGGAGGATGAGAAGAATGAAAACGCCTGAATATCATGTGAGTGCCGGAATATTTGGTGAGATATATGCTGGTACACTAATGCCTAAGAAAGACGGGAAGCCTCAAACGTGGAGGAATAAGTCTTGTGTTACTGATGAGGCCATTTGTGCCGTGAGGGATCATATGATGGATTCTTGCCTTAAAAAGAAAGAGGGTAAAACGGAAGGTGGCTACGAATGGAAACGCAAAGACGGTAAAAAGGTTTTGCTTCTTGTAAAGGTGGTAGATAGCGATGATGGAAATTGATTGTAGGAAATGCGTTAATTGCGATGTTGTAAAAGGCAATTGCAGAATGTTTGGTTCAGATCCTGAAGAGGCAGTTAAGGCATGTGCTTCCTATGGATTTGAACACTATATCCCTGTTGGCGATAGACGAGTTAAGAAGTCACTTATCCACGGAACCCAAGCATGGCGCAATATCCTTATTGATTACGACAAAATGATTCAGGCGCCTGATATTACTCTTGAAGCGCTAAATAGAGTTTTTCGCTATGTGTGTGCCCTTGAATCTCGTCTTAAGCGGGTTGAAAAGGAAAGGGATTCTGCAGTTGAAATGCTTTATGAATCTACCCCATGCCTTGCTTGCGAGCGGAAATGCGGCTCCATGTTGGATGAAAATTATATCAAGTATTGCGTGAATTGTTGTTTTGGAAGCGAGTTTGTCTATTCTCTTCCGCGTCCTAATGAGAAATGACAGTAGTATTAGGAATAGTTATTATCGCTGCGCTTATTTTGGTTGCTGGAATGGCTGGCGCCCATGCCGTATGTGGTATCACAGATTGGATATATGATGAATTTATTAGGGAGAGTGAACGATGAGATTTGTATATGGCTTTATTGCGGGTATCATTTGGATTGTATTATTATCCTGTTTCAACGATGAAAAGGCACTTTTGAATTCAGATACGCCAATTATTACGTTAGCTATTGTTGTGGCTGGTGCTATGGCGGGAGGTGGCTGATATGGGTGAGTTGTCATTTGGCCCTGGTACGCTGTACTTTCAGACCCTTGAAGGAATTGATGCGAAAATTGGCACGACAACTGAGGGCACTTTTGATTATGAAAACGATGAAGAAAAGAATCGTATAAGCAGTTTTCAGGTGGCAAAAGGGGCAACCTTTACACTGAATGCGGATTATATTAATTGGCGAGAATTGAAGAAGCTTTCAATTCTTACGCTATGGTGGGAAAAGTACTCACAATATATTCATCTCGCGCGGCATGGGAAAAACAAGAGGATCAGAAAGAAAAACTATCTTAAAGCGATAGAGATACTTATAAGATTAAAAGAAAAATATTATTGATCGAGGTGAAAATTTGATAGTGTATCCTGTGGCGTTGCTGATTATAGCAGCGATTGTTTATTGTGGTTTGTGCAAGAAAAGAAACATGTGGGCATGGATCGTATTGTATTGGGCTACATTGTGTGTGAAAAATTTGGTAGATGCCGTAATGGCAACGGGAGTATAAGCAAAAAGATGACAGGAGTGATAAGTCATCAAGAATCGACAATTATACACATTGAAATTTAACTCTGGAAAGCTAAAAGCGTGTGGGTATTCAATCACGACTACATTTGATGAGGCTCATGAGCTTGGTGAGGTCATTGCTCTTGCAGATAGCCAAATGCTCCGCACAATCAGGAGCATCCGTAAAAGAACGCTTGACCGTCAAAAGGTTGAAAGGCTATTTCTTGAACGTGATGAGCTTCGCAGGCGTTGCGAGAGAAGAAAACATACAGAATCGTATGCTGAACGGCTGAAATGGCTTAAAGACAAAATCAATCGCACGATGTTTATGCCGGATTATGTGACGGTCGTGATGGATCACAAAGCCCATTACAAATATATGTTTGAGAATGGGTTTGACATCAATGATAAGCACTATGTGCGATTGAGCTGCTCTGCTGGACAAGCTCGTGTAAGCACTGTGGTGTTCTGTGCAGACGATATTGTTGAGGAGGTTGAAAGGCGCCTTAACAACGGACGAGATATGACTAAGAAGTTGGCTCCTAGTAAGTTTAATGCATACTTTGGACTCGCTGGTAGTGCGACTTTTGAGGTGAGCGAACCTAAATTTATCGTTGTAAAGGACTATTCCAACTTCTCCACCTTTATGGCCAACTTTGATACAGAGACAGATTGGGATATTGATGATGAAATTGAGCCTCGTGAAGTGACCGCTGAAATGAACCGCACTGATGGTATGGGGCTGATTTCTCCAAGGCAGGCTCAGAAGTGGGCTGAGGAGTTGGAGCTTGATTATGTTCCTAGCCAGTTTATTGTAAGGCAGAGTTTTCTGAAAGGCATGGTATGCACTTTCCCAATTCATGAGTTCTGCGAGGAAGTAAATGACGGCAATTATCTGGTGGACACCATTTATCAGGATGAGAATGGGGAATACATCAAAGCCGATCTCAGGGATTATGACCTGATTATTGGCGAGTCTCAGTTTAAGCTATGGGATAGCTGGTCAAGTATGGAAGCATATATCGATTGTTGTCACCAGAATGGTCTCACCTGGGGGATCGCTCAGTATTCGCCTAAAGAAGCAAAGAACGTTTTAACGCTAAACTACCAGTTTATCCAGACGCTCGACTTAAAACAACGCGACATTGAAAAGCTGGCTTCGCTTTTTGTGGACTGGATTGAAGGAACCAGTATGGACAAACGCGAGTATATGCTGTTGTTCTTGCTGGGGGCTAATAATACGCAGGAAAGCATTGAATGGTTTTTGCGTAGCAGTGATAAAAATTGGATTAGAGCATTGGTTGTAAACCCAGAATGTGCAAAAGACCCTTACATCAGATTGAAGATTAGGGATTTAATCAGAAACAGGATCAAGAATGCGGCTATGGGTGAGTTGCCTATAAAGGGCAATTTTCAAACAATGGTTTCTGATCCGTATGCTTATATGCAGCACGTGTGTGGCATGGAGCCCACTGGGTTGCTCAGAGAAGGTGAGTGCTACAGCAATTACTGGAATGAGCGTGGTGTTGAGAAGGTTAATTTGGCCAGGTCTCCTCAGACATATCGTTGCGAAAATGTAGTTACGCGGCTGGTGAAAAATGAGGAGACTGAGAAGTGGTATAGGTATTGTCATCTTGGAGTGATTTTTAATTGGTTTGGCCATGAGGTTGTGAACCTTGGCGGTGCCGACTTCGATAAACTTCTTTGTCGAAGTAAAACGTGGTGAACGCATAAAGGTGCGGTGTCATCTCAGCAATGCAGTCGCAGGAAATGGCGATGAGTGAGGTGGCTAACAGGGGAGCCTAAACCGTAAGGCATGGTAATCCTGTGCTTTTGAATATGTGTATTTGTGGCCTATTAATAAATAAGGAGGTGTTTTATGGAGGAGTTCCGTGATGTGTACATAGAAAAATATGGATTAATTAAAATCAATCGAACTGGTACTTGTGTTATTGGGAAAAAGGGCGTGCCTTTATCAATGCATTGGCGCAATGATGACGGCTACGTGCTCGTCAGGTTGTCGTATTTTGATGAAAAGACGGGGAAGAAAAAACGACTAAATAGGTTGGTGCATCGCTTGGTTGCATTAGCTTTTGTTGAAAATCCTAATGGTCTTCTCGAGGTTAATCATAAGGATGGAGATAAAGAAAATAATGACGCCAGCAATTTGGAGTGGTGTTCTCGTCAGCAAAATATTCAGCATGCCTGGAGGACTGGTCTTTCAACATATAGTAATATGGGTGTGAATAACGGAAGACATGTTTTAAACGAAAATTCTGTTATAGAAATAAGAGACGCTTATGCCAGAGGAGAAACAAGATATAGTATTGCCAAACGCTATGGTATAGGCTGGACTACAGTAGACCATGTTATTAAAGGCCACACATGGTCTTATGTAAATTGATCAAAAACATATTCAGAAGTCAAGAGACTATCCCGCAAGGGAGTACAGGTAAGGTGTAATTCCTTACTTGGAAGTGCCACGCCCCTGATAAAGGGTGAAGATATAGTCCAACCCGGCTACTTTGAGTGGCGTTAAAGTACCGTGAAAACGGCGGTAGAGTGGGAGATATAGTAGCCTCAACTGACTGTGAGGCTATTATTAACAACGTATATAAAGATGAACTGACAGTAACCTATGATGCCCCTAAACCTTCTAAGAAGGTTTTTGATAAGCAGGATCTCTTTAATGCAGACCTTTTCTCCTTTGGCTCGATGATCGGCAGTATCACGAACAAGGGCACTAATGCTTATGCGCTGTTGCCATTACTTGAAGAGGAATATGGAAAGGATAGCAAAGAAGTCAAGCTTGTGCTTTCACGTCTGCAGCAGTGCTGTGTCGCACAGTCGAGAGCTATTGATAAAGCTAAGATAGGTCAGCCCGTTAAAGGTATTCCAGATATTTGGATCAGACGTCGCAGGATCACTGAGGAAGATGATGAAGCAACTCGTGCTCACAAAGAACTTATGAATCGTTGCCTGATTGATAAGCGGCCTTATTTCTTCAAATATCGCTATGCCGACAGCAAACGCGAGCATGATGCTTATAAGAAGAGCCGTGATGCTATTTGTAAATCGCTATTTGATCTTTCAATTGATGAGTTGATAGCCGCCCCTAGAAAAACTCAGGAGCAAAGAGATTGGCTGCGCAATTATCACGAATTTGCGCCACTCATTGAAAGCAACAGCCCCATGAACCTACTTTGCAAATATATCGAGCAGATTGATTTCCAGATTGTGAAAAAAATGAGGGCACCTGGGCAATTTGATCCGCATGTTTATATTGATCAGACTGTTGCTAATTGGGAAGAGCATTATGAAAGCATTGTAAAATGCTATGATCGGCATTTACGAGATGTGGCTAATAATGCGGCTTGTGGTAATTTTGAAGAAGAAAGAATTATAGATAAATTGCGAGAGTCTATGTCTTTCATATGCACCAATCCAACTGTGGTGGTAAACTGTCTAGTGCAATATTTGCTTATTGATAAGCCGCGTAAAGATATAGAAATTTTGTGGCTGGCATATGGAAACCAATTAGTTAGAAATGCAAGAAAGAACGATCAGGGGATAGTTGTTTTCCCTTTGCCTGACCCCAATGGCGAAATTGAATATTTGGGCGACAGGTTTCAAAATGTGGAGGTGACCGAGTATAAACTTGGCATTTAATTTGGATTCATACAGACAGAAAGAATTTGCCCAGCATGTTTTTGGCCATGGGCTTCAAGCAGAATCATATGGGAAACAGGGGTATGAGCTTAAGCTGCTTGCGGTATATCTTCGCGATGAATGCGGTATGTCAGATAAAGAAATCCGCGAATATCTAATAAAGTTTTGTGAAAAAGAGATAGAGGGTTATCACTTTAGAAGACATTATAAATTAATTGAAACAGCATGTAAGTACGCAAAGGATAAAAAGAATGTGTTAATACAAGTCGATTCATTGCCGGTTTATCAGGAAGAAGTGATGTATATCGATTCGCTTGATATTTCGTATGATGAAAAGAAACTTATGTTCTCTATTTTAATGCTCAAGAAATTGGACAGGGAATGCTTTGAGCAACGAAACGGTGGGGAATATAAAATGGCATATTTAGCAGCGGACGAGCAGAAATTGTGTTTCTTAAAAAAGACGGCTGGTGCGTCATCTAAGATGGACATCCCTAAAGATGTTTTTTATCATTGGCGTGAAAAGGGATACATTCGAGTGTCCTTTGCTGGCTTTATCTTAGATTTTATGGACCAGATGGAGCACAACGGAATCGAGATCATGCAAATAAAGCATTATGATTGTTTTGGGGCTTATTGGGATCTGTTGTTTAATGGAGATAAGGTTACCACTTGCAAGGTTTGTTCTAAGCCTATTAAGAAAACCAGCGCCAATAAGTGTTACTGTAAAGAGCACATGAAATTTACTGAACCAACTGTGGCACATAAAACGAAACAGATGGAATGCGGCAATTGTGGCAGGAAATTTTTTGTAAGTGCTCATGCGGTAAAAGCTAGAATTTGCCCCTCTTGCGCAAGGAAAGAATAACAATATAGTTTTTCGGAAGCTCAAAGAGCCGGAAACCATTGAAACGTAAGGGTTTCCGGCCTTTTTGTTTTTCCTATCTATTTGAAAGGAAGAGAGATACTTCCGCCATATAGAAAGGATTGAAAAAATTGATTAAAGTCAACAAAAATGAGGCCCTGATGATCCGTGAAGTTTTCCCCGTTGGCGTTACCCTTCACCGTACTTGCAAGCAGAAGTCAGACCGGCACAATTATTATATGTCGAGTCAGGTGCCTGCAATTGCTGCAGTAGAAGAATATCGTAATGGCGCAACGGTGGAAGAACTCAAGGCAAAGTACAAGAATGCAAAAATCGGCCTGTATTTTTAATTGAAGGAGTGAAATAATATGGCAAAGCTTCAGAAAACGATGAGTTTTAATAATGCGACAATTGATTTTGATGCGGGTGAGCTGATTGAATATTCCAAGGATGGCGATCCTATTGCTCGCTTTAAGCTGGGGGAAATTTTTCAGACTTGGGACGGCGTTAGTGGAATTTCTCTGACGATTAAGCGCGTTAATGAAGTCTATCATTCTGATGAAGATGGCGAGGGTATCGCTGATGGTAATTACTGATTTTAAATTAGATACAAATGATAATGAACTTCAAACGCTTTGGAAACTGGGAAAACTAAAAGACAAAGAATTGCTAGAAGCTTCTTGGCAGGAAATTGGTGATTTTATGAATCGTCATTTCCGCTTGGACGAGACGGAATATAGGACAGAATCAGCATATCGTAAGATTTATAAAAATGGCAAGATGTTTTTTGAACAGGTATTTCAGATGAATGCTGATGACGTTGAAGGTTTAACTGAAATTCAAGAAGAGCGAGTTGCTCTTCAGAAAGAGCGCCAGCGTTTGCGTGACGAGCGTACTCAATATGGTAAGTATGTGCGTGATGAGTCTCGTTTTGAACAGCGGTTAGATGCGATGGAAACTCTAATTATGGAACAGGGGAAAGTAAAATACAATTTCCCCGTGGTTGAGCTTCCTGTGACATTTGAGGCTAAAAAAGAGATGCTGGTTTTACTCAGTGACTGGCACATTGGTTTGGAATTTAAAAATGAATTTGGTTGCTTTAATATTGATGAGGCTAAGATGCGGCTTGATGAGCTGCTAATGGCAATTCGCGAAAAGAAAAAGCTTCATGAGTGCGAAATATGCAATGTCGCAGTTATGGGTGATATGATTAGTGGAATTATTAAGCCTGGGATTTTGGTGGCGAACCGCGAGAGTGCCATGCATCAAGTAATGCTTGCTGCTGAAATGCTTAGCAAGTTTTTGGGTGAACTTTGTTCATACTTTGGTGAAGTGAGCTTCGTAAGCGTTGCTGGTAACCATAGCCGCATGGAAGCTAGTAAGGATAAAGCTATCAAAGATGACCGCCTTGATGATGTGATCGCATGGTATGTAAAGGCGTCTCTCAAGCATCTCCCTAATTTCAAACCGAGAGATGAAGTGGATAATACCGTTACAGAGCTTGGCATTTGCGGCAAGCTTTATTTTTTTGCTCATGGTGATCATGATGAAATTACACAGGCTGGTATCTCGAAGCTGGCGTTCCTGCTTGGTGAGATACCCTATGCGGTTTGTGTGGGACATAAACACTATCCTATGATGACTGAAGTCAATGGGGTAAAGGTAGTGCAGAATGGTTGTCTTCCTGGATCTGGTGATGACCATACGATTGAAATGCGCCTGAGTGGAAAAGCCTCTCAAACGATTTTGATTTGTGATGAAGATGGTATTGACGCCTATTATCCTGTAAGACTAGAGGTGTGAAAATGCATTGGTTGATCGCTTGCAAAGACGGAGAAGTTGCGTCAATTGAGGCGGAAGATCTTATGAACGCAATTAAGCTGTCAGGCTTTGAGACATCTTGTATTATTGCCGCCTTGGCATCTAATTTTGAATGAATCGCAATAGCGTTTTATTGGTTGGCACATGAGGTCAATCTGAGTGATGAAACAATATCCTGTTCCAGTATGTAGAGTATTGTGGAGCTCTCCGGGGGTTGTATGGGAACCACTAACTGGATAGGCTTTAAGCTGAAAGAAAACATATGGGCTGGTCGAAAGACCCTGGTCCACCGAGCGGCGGGGAATTTCCTTGCCATTTTTGTGCAACCGCGTGCAAACGCGTAACTCCTGGTTAATGAGTAGCGTTTAGGCGTTGCTCTGATTTGAGGATTACCAAAGAGCCTTGTGCTCTTTGTTTTGCTTATATGGGTAGGCAAAGCTAAGAGCACAATGGATGAGAAAATTTAAATGTTAGGGGGACGAGCCTATCCCTTATTTTTATGACACATGCACGTTGCTAAGACTACAGGAAAAAGTATTTGAGGAACCCTTTTATGTGAGCGGACAAACTTTCAAAGAGCTTGAGGAGATCAAGACAAGCAGTAGGAAAGATGCAGAAACTAAAGCAAAATCGAGAAGTCTTTTTAGATTGCTTGTTGAGAAAGAGAATTATACGATCATTCCTATTGACATGAAGATCTATGACGAGCTTATTGTGCTGAACCTGAGTGCCAGTCCTGACGAAATCATTATTGCTAGTGCTTCATTGGTAAATAGGAACATTGAGAATATTGTTTTTGCAACAGATGATTTGGCATGTGGAATGATAGCAAAATCTTGCAAGCTGAAGGTGGAAATCAACCCAAAAGCCAAATATGAGGAAGAGTATAAAGGTTATAAGGAGTTCCGGGGAACTAGTGAAGAAATCAATAAATATATGGACAATCTGGATTATAAATCTTGGTATATAAACGAATATTTGATTCTTCACAATTTGGACGACGGGAAAACAACCGAGATGCGGTATGACGGCCACCAGTTTGTGGCTTTAAAGTTGCCGCCATCTTCGTATATAAAAGCAAAAAACAGCTTACAGCGATGTGCGCTTGATTTGTTGATGAATAAAGACATTACTGCTATTGGTATTTTGGGTGGCTACGGCAGCGGTAAGACGATGCTGTCCATGCTTATGGGTTTGTATCATGTAACTGAAAAGGGAAATCAAGATAAAGTTGTTGGCATCCGAGAGGCAAAAGGCGAAGGAGCAGAAATTGGTTTTCTTCCGGGGCGCTTTGAGGCAAAAACGGGGAATTTTTTTAAACCGTTGGAGCAGCAACTTAAAGGTGGTACTTTTGAGTTTGAATCTTTGATGCAGCGTGGCGTTTTAGAAACCCAGATTCCTTATTATCTTAAGGGCACGACATACAATGATAGTTTTATTGTTGTTGATGAAGCAGAAGATCTGTCTGAAAGCCAGTTAAAATTGATTGGCACGCGCGTGGGTCAGAATAGTCGGATTGTTTTTGCAGGCGATTATAAGCAATCTTTGATTTGTAAGAATTTGAACAATCCTTTAGTAAAAATGTGTTATGAGCTTCGTGGCAATCCAGCGTTTGGCTGTATCGTCCTTGATGAGGATGTGCGCAGTGAAACAAGCAAAATGTTTGCAGAGCTTTTTCAGAATTGAATGATTTGATGGTGGTGATAGATTGGCAGCAGCTAAAACAACAGCAACAAAAGCTGCGGCGCCTAAAAAGAAAATAGGCCGTCCATCAAAAGCCGATCTTGCATTACAGGCTAAACGAGAGAAAAAAGCAGAGCGTGAACGCGCATCGGCTTTTCTTGAAGAAATGCCTCCTGTTTATAAATGCACTCGTTGCGGGAAAATGGCCTTTGAGGGAAAAGGCAACTTTTTTGCAGTTATTAATAATAGGGCTTTTGAGGGAAATGATAATAGGGCGTCTATTTGTTGCGAGTGCACAGAAAAATTTTTTAACGAATACATAGAGCGTTATAAGGATGAGAAGCTCGCCTTGATGCTGGTATGCATGCATCTGGGCGTTTTCTTTTCTGAGTCTTTATATGACAATATGCACGAAAAAGAAACGCTTGAGCCTGAAAAGGAGAAATTTACGATTGGTAAATATCTTCGCCAGCTGTCTGGGCCTCAGTATAAAAAACAAACTTTCTTGTCCTATATGCTGTCTATACTTCAAAAGAAGCAAGCATTTAGCACGCAAGAGGAATCGAGAGACAGGCTTGAGGAAAACTGGAAAGCTGAAGATAGGCGCAATAAGCGCATGTGCATAGATGAGATTGGATATGACTGTTTTGATGATACGGTTTATTCTTCTGCTGATAGAAAGCAGATGTATAACTCATTAGCACAGTATTTGGGCATGGACGGTGTTTCTGAGGATAAGCATAAACGAGACGCCGCGGTTAGCATCGTGAAAACATCCATGCAGATGGAGTTCGTAGATCGAGAGCTAAACCGTGAAAGCAGGAACCCAGATCCTGATTTTTCAAGAATTGATAAACTGATTACTGCTAAAAAGCAGTTAAGTGAAGTTATCAATAAAATTGCAAAAGATAATGCCATTTCTGCAAGCGGTAGCGGGAAACGAGGAAAGTCTACTGTTGCTGTTACGGCGATCATGAAGGAAATGATTGATAATGGCGTTATTGAGATTAAGCCTAATTTGACAGAAGTAAAAATGTGCGAGGCTTTCACTTCGATTGCTGAAATTAGTTCCAAAGCTCTTGTAAATGAGATGAACATTACAGGAGATGAATATGCCGTTATGGTCGGTCAGCAGTCAGATGTGATACGTGAGCAAGCCGAAAAGATCATGCAGCTTGAAGAAGAGAAGAGACTGCTTACTATACGAGTTCATGACTTTGAGGCAAAGCGAAAGAGAAAAACCGTGAATCCAGTTACTCTTGATATTGGGGCTGCCGCGAGGGAGGCCTTAGAGGAAGAAGAGGTTGAACTGGAGTTTGAAGGGTTGGCGAGCTTGGATGGTGATATTGAATGCTAACAACTATCACAGTGCCAACCACACGAGAAATATCACAAAGAAAGCTTGAGACATATGCGCGTTACTGTCAAGTAATACAATGGGGGAGAAAATACCCCATACAATTTGCCGAGCGTTTTATGGGGCTGGAATTGTTAGATTTTCAGAAGTATATCATGCTCGGATCTTGGACAAAGGAATTTTTAGGCTGGCTTGTTTGTCGTAATGGAGGTAAAACAACTGAGGCTGGTATTTATACGATGCTGAGAAGCTTACTTTTGCCCTTTCATGCTACATATTTTTTAGGCAACACTGGTGAGCAGGCAAAAGAAGTTTTTAATAAGATTGAAAAGATAGCTAAAAATGAAATTGAGTCCTTTGCTGGTTCAACCGAGTTCTTCATGGGAGAGCTTAAGCGTACTTCACAAGGGCTCAACGATGGTTTTAGCCACAATCCAGCGTCGTATAAATGTGAGCTGTTTAATGGGTCAAGCATCAACACATTGAATAGCGATATTATTAATATTAAAGGTAAACGTGCTCATTTAGTCGTGTTCGATGAATCTGGTTGGTTTTCAGATGAGCTATTTGTTCAGGCTGAACAGTTTACTAACCAGGATCAAAACTTCAAAATGGGCGGCGGTATTGACTTAACGGAAGAGCCCTTAAATTTTCCAAGACAGTTGTTGTATTGCAGTTCTGCTTCAGATACAGAAAGTAGCTTTTATAAAAAGTTGCGCAATTATACGATTGAGATGCTTAAGGGGGACAATCGATACTTCGTTTGTAATCTGGATGTTGATATCGTAAGAAACTGCACAAAGAACGGAGATCCTTACCCTTCTTTGATTGCTCAATCTAAGATTGACAATGCTATGCGTGATGACCCAGAAAGAGCAATGCGTGAGCTATATAACCGTTTTTCGTCTGAAAGCCACGAGGGCCAAATCCTTACTCGCAGACATTTAATGCAATATACAAAGCCTTATTTGCCTGAATATAAGAATAAGGGAGATAAGCTCTATTTGCTTTCCTGGGACTCTGCGCGACTAAACGACGGAAGTATTGTTGAAGCTGCAGAGTTAATTAATGATCCAAAAATCGGGTGGCGCATGGAACTGAAAAATATCAATGCGTTTGTTGATCCAAGCACAAAGAATAAGACACCTATGCGCATGCAGGATCAGGTGAAAGGCTTCCAAAAGCTATTGCTGGATTACAATGGATCGGAGTTTGGCAAGCTCGACTATGAAAACATTGCCGGGGTAATGATCGACGCTGGTGCTGGTGGTCAACCATACAGTATTTGCGATAACCTTGTCCCTGACTTTGTCGGATTTGATGGGCAAAACCATCGAGGGATCATTGATTCTAAGCATAAACTTAATGAAGCAGCTGTAAGAGACTTCCCTGATTCAGTGGATATTGTAACGATGCTGGATCCTCGTGCTCACAGAAATGATCTATATAGAGCAATAGAGGATATGGTGAAATTAGGCGTTGTTTCTTTCCCAATGGCCTACGAGGGGAAAGACCAATATACCGAGATACAGAAAATAAAAAAGAAGGACTCAGATGGGAAGTACTACGAGGAAGAGATTGAAGTCATTCATGCTTTTACGGATGATGAAAAGATTTCGTTGATGCAAATTGAGCTGCTAAAGACTGAGCTGATCACTATGTGTAAGTACACAAATGGACAGACGGTTACTTATAACTTCCCACCTGATAAACGAAATAAGATGCACGATGACCGAATCTACGCATTCGGTCTTTTATGTTGGAAATTAGCTCAGTTGAGGAGAGGGCAAACTTTGACGGCTGAAAAGAAAGAAGTCGATATTGATTCTATGCCTCTTTTGGTTAGTGAGCTTGAGTTCAACTAATGAGAGTGAGATGAGAACAATGTATGAAAATGCGGTTATTCCAACCGTAGTAGAAAAAGAGAATAAACGTCCACGGTTGTATTACTGCAAGTCTAAGCGCTACGCAAATTTTATGATTTCACATGGCTCGCAGATTGTGCAGATTCAAAATGATAAATTTAGGCCAGGATTCTTGGTCTTTGTCTTTCTGTGGGATGATGTGTGTGACGCCAACGCTCAAATCTGGGAAAACGGAGAAAGAAATACCTATATTGGATAATTCAATTTTGAGGAGGGAGGTGGTTAGGCATGCCAAGAAAGAAAAAGAACTCTGGTGAAGAATTTGAAGTTGTTGTGCCTATGGCCGCTGCCTCTAATTCAATAAGCAAGCCTGAAGATGTGCGCCATATCGATATGGAGCATTGGGAGATTGCAGCTGCAAATGAATATGATCCGTCCAATCGTGCGCAGTCAACGGTGCTTAATGATAGCTCAACGTCTTCTACAATCTCGCAAGACGATATTGATGATTACGCGACTGCACCTCAGGCCGATAAGCAAAAAACGATGGAAATAATCAACCTGATCAGGCAGTATAAGAACAAAGACGATTTGATTGGCCTTGTTGTCGAGGCTATTGAAAACAATGTAAATGCTCGCTATCGTCTTCATTGGCGTGATGCTAGGCATAAAGATGTTGATAAGAAAGCAAATGAAGAAGTTAAGAAGGCAATTGCTGAGTTTAATGAAAAGATTAATTTAAAGCAGTTGATCAGAGATTCTACGGCTGCGACCTATCAAGATGGCAATTATATCATGTGTTTGCGCTCATATGGCAAGTCTCCTTCCGGGACAGATCTTTTACCGGATTATGTGGTAGATACTTATCCAATTGGCGTTGCTGAAATTAGTCAATATACCGTTGGCGGCGATCCTTATGTTTTAATTGATATGAATACCCTGAAGAGCCAAATTCGTAAGTCTTATACTAAGACGAAAAAGAATAAGGCTCTTTTTTATGAAAACGAAACTAAGGAAATCGAAGCAACTTTCCCCAAAGAAGTGGTTGATGCTTATAAAGCCGGTGAAAGATATGCCAAGTTGGATATTAAGTATACAGGCGTAGAGCGTATCAATAATGATAAGTTGCAATATGGTCTGTCTCCAATTTTTAGGGCTTTTACACCTATGACCATGCTTGAATTGTGCCGTAAGGCTGATCGTATGGCCTTACAGACCAGATCAAAGAAAATTGTTGCTCAGTATCTGAACAAGGAAATTCTTGGCCCCAATTGGAATGCGGATACATATCGCCAGCAGGCGTATGCTCATAAAACTCTTCTTGCGGCTTGGGCTAACAATATCGTATTGGTGACAGCTCCTGCCACAGTGAGAGAAATCGCTTATGTGGAACCCAAAGGCGAATTAACCAATATTGAAGTTACGAGTGATTATCGTAATCAGATTATGAGCACACTCGGCATTTCCTTCCTTGCTGATGGGAATTCCAAGTCGCTAACGATTGCTAATCTCAGTGTTAAGCAGCTGATGAAGAATATCAATAAGATCACCAAGCAGTTGGAGACTATTCTTCATAAATGGTATAAGGTAGTGCTGCAGGAAGCTGGTATGGATCCATCTTTGGCGCCAACGATTACTGTTATTGACGCCGAGATGCTTGAAATGGACTTGAGAATGGAATTGGCTGATATCCTATTTAGCAAATTCAACGCAAGCTATGAAACGGTATTTGAACTTATTGGCTATAACGTTGAAGATGAAAAGGCCAAACGTGAAATTGAAAATGATGAGGGTTATGATCAGATTTTCACCCCACGTCAGACGGTTTATACAACCAATGGCAATTCTGGTGATGACAGTGGTGGCGATGGCCGCCCCGCAGATAAAGATAGCAATGACCCCGATAAGCAGGCTGACGACCAGCAAAGAAATAAGTCTAAAAAGGAATTATAAGATGAATATTAACCTTGCCCAGAGAGGGGGTGAAATGGATGGATGAGAAGAAAATGTTTGTTGCTGGCTCATATATTGAGATTGCAGAACACAAGAATTACCTGGAGCTAGAGAATCTTGTGTGCTATTATGATTACCCAAATGCCAATGGCTCACAGGTAAACTACGGCACAACTGATGAAGAAAAGGCTGCGACGCTTGAACGCGCGAAGACCTTATGTCTGATGCCCGTATATGCTAAGTGTGCCGTCAATCGTAATGGTGACCCTACTTTTAAGGGGCATGAGATCTCAAGAGGGCCTAAAGGTGAGCTAAAATTTGATACAGTTCCCATTGGCACTCATTACAGCGTGAAAATTAAAAAGCATAACATTGTGGCAGCGGATGGTACAGCACATCGTCTGCCATGTTTATTTTCTAAGCAAAGGATTTGGAAACGCAACAAGAATGCAGTTGCTGCAATCCAACGTTTGTTTGGAGAAGGAAAGCTTTTTAATTCTTATGAGATGGACGTCAGCCAATACACTTTTAAAGATGGCATTAAGCATCTTGAAGATTATTCATTCCTGGGCAACGCCTTTCTTGGGTATGAATATGCCACTCCTGCTTATGGAACTGGTGGAGGGTCACAGGTATTATCTGTTGCAAGCACTGAAGATGGTTTTAGTAATGCAGAATTGATGATAGCCGAAGCTCTCTATCAGGATAATTTGGAAAATGAAGATACTTATTGTGAGGTGAACGAGATGCCTAATGAAGAATTTGAAGTTGTTGTTGAAGCCGTAGATGAAGTAGAAACTTCTGAGGAGGTCATTGAACAGCAGCTTGAAGAAGAAACTGTTGTTTCTGAAGAAAAGCCTTCTGAAGAGGCGGTGGAAGAAGCAAACGAAACAAGCGAAGTCGAGACTCAGCAGTTCGAAGAGGAGGAAGCAGAAGTTTCTGAAACTGAAGATAAGACAGAGGAAGAGCCCGTTCAGGATCCTGAACTGTCTGCACTGACTGACTACGATATTCGCAGGAAGCTTGAAGAAGCTCTCTATGCTTCTACCAAGGAGTATGTGTATTGTCGCCACATTTTCCCCGCAGATAACTGCGCATGGGTGAAAATGGACGCTGATCGCGCGGTTGGCGAATTGAATATGACAGAAGTTACCTACATGGTTGAGGGTGACAATGTTTCTATCATTTCTATGACGCCCATTACTTTGACTGCTTCTCCTCGCGAAATGGCTACTGTTTTGTCTGAGCGCGAGAAGAAGCTTTCTGAACTGGAAAACGAGTTGAGCGAGTTGAAAAAGATCAAAGAGTCTTATGACAATCTCGTTCTGGAGCAGGCAGAAGCAAAACATAAGCAGGAAGTTGCTGAATTGCGTAAGTATGTTCAGAATGCTGGCTGCTTTACGGAAGAAGAGCTTGCGGAAGAAAAAATGGCTAGTATGATCGAAAATCTGCAGATTGCAGAAGTAAAGGTCTTGATTGCCGATAAATTGATCGCTGCCAAAGTTGAAAAGGAGTCTGCAATTGAGCAGGCCTCTACGCCTACACCCAAGGTTGACTTGGGCTTTGAGGCTGAAAACGTGAAAAAGTCTCGCTCACGCCAGTGGGCGGATTTTATCTCAAAAAAGTGATTTATTAAGGAGGGAAAACGACTATGTTGAAATATGCAATTGTTGACATGATGAAGGGCATTCCTCAGGCTGTCGCCGAGACGGAAATGACTCGTGGTGCTGTACTGAATGGTGGTCTGTTCCTGGCTGATAAGGAGCGCAATCATGACGGTCTGGCTGCTGCCTACAATCTGAAGGAGAAGGAATTCGAGACCATTAAGGTTGGCGAGATTTACAATCGTGTGCCTACTCGCGTTGGTGAGGAGTATTACACCACCGAGATTGAGGGTGCTGCTGGCATGACTGCTGGTGATGCTCTGAGCGCTGATGGCGCTAAGTTTGTTGCTGGCGAAGGCGCTGTAACTGGTTGGGAGTTTGTTGGTGAGTATGTCAATCCTTACGATCTGCCCATGTATCAGGTTCGTCGCGTAAAGTAATTTTATTTTTTAAACAGAGCAGTTAGTTGATGCTAACTGCTTTTTTATTTTGTTTTTAAGGAGGGAATAATAATGGCTATCGAAATTTCTGAAAAGATGAGCAAGCCCGGTGTTCTGACTGAGTGGGCTTCTGCTGTTGTGTATAAAAATTCTTTGACTGATGACCAGAAGGAAATTTCTGAGGTTATCGACGAGGCTGTTCGCAAGATTGGTGAAACTGGTCATGATCCGAATCATGAGATCGCTTCTCTGATTCAGAAGACTTTCACTGAGGAGAGCGTAAATGCTCCTTCTGAGCTGATTGGTCGCATGTTTGATGAATCTTCTATTGGCGAGTTTGACGATTTCTATATCGAAACCGAGCCTAAGAACACCATGATGGCTTATGAGGCTACCAATGGCGGCAACGTTCCTGCTTCTTATATTGAGCATAACTTCATGAAGCCCACTTGGATGAACCTTCAGGCTGAGACTTACATCAACATGTCTGACATGCGCCGTGGCGGCTATCATACTGTCGCTAAGCACATTGAGTTTATTAATGAGTGCTTTGAGAATCGTCGTGTGGCTGCTCTGATGAACGTGATCAACAACGCTATTACTGCCGATATGCCCGGTTATGTTGCCGAGACTGAGGCTCTGCCTGGTGAAGCTGCCATGGATGAGCTGGCCCTTTATCTGCATGATAAGGTTGCCGATGGCGAAGTGTTTATGTTTATGCTGAACCGTTATCGTCAGGCTGCTTCTAAGCTGGCTCAGGCTCAGCGTTGGCCCACTGAAGGCGATAAGAATATGTACAACCGTGAAGGTTTCCTGAATGCTTATGCTGGCGTTCCCATGCTGGGCTTCTCCGGTCAGAAGCGTCTGGCTGATGGAACTCTGATCGTGCCTGATAAGACCATCTTTGGTGTTGCTGGTAAGGTCGGCTCTGCTGTGACCCGTGGCTCTGCTCGTGTTCTGGAAGAGGAAGATATCAATTCTGAGAAGATTCATGTGAAGGTGGCTGGTTTCACCTTTGGTTATGCAATCACTGATATTTCTAAGATCGGTAAGATCGTCATGGCGAAGTAAGAAAGGCGAATGTCCATTTGATTGGATGATGAGAAAATTGAAATTGGTGGCGGTTTAGTTTTATATTAAACCGCCACTTATTAAAGGAGCAGATAATATATGAGTTTTGATAAAGAAATGGTACGAGTGTTTAATTATGGTCTTTGCAGTATTGCTGTTAAGACCAACGAACGAAGCGTCTTGATTAAGGGCACTGATGACCCTAATTTCCCGACAATGGAGTCTTTCTCTTTGAAAGAATTGGAGTATGTTAATGCACATAGCCCTGTTCTTCGTAGCGGTATGCTTGAATTTGATGAAGAAGAGCGAACTGATATTTACAAAGCTCTTCATATTAAGGATTGGGAGACCGCCTGCATTTTTGAAAGCGAAATTGATGAGATTCTTACGACTCCGACTATTGCTGCTATGCAACGTGTTACAGAGGTCAAGGATTTGCCGACCATTGATCGCATTTTTGCGCATATGAAGAGGTTGATTAAAACAAATCAGGCTGATGTATCCAGCAGAGTCCAAAAAGTGGTTATGACCAGACGTGACGAGTTGCGCGAAAACATTCTTAATTCACGCATTCAGCTTGTCCCCAAGAAGGTTGATCCTGTTGATGCCATTTCACAGGAAGCTCTTGATAAGATGGTTCAGGATAAGGTTGCGGCTGCTTTGGCTTCTATGGCAGCTCCAGTAACTACAAATACAGAAGCGGCTCCTGTTATTGAAGAGGTGCCGCCTGTTGTAGAAACGAAGCCTGTTCAGGAGACAAAGCCTGTTAAGCCCAAGAAGACCACTCGCACTAGTTCAAAAACCGCTCCTAAGTAAAAACGAACGGAGGTGATCGCGAGTGACGGATCGTTTAGCTGATGTCTACGAGGCGTTTTATGACAAAATCGAGTTGGACTCAGAATATTTTCAGTATTTTGATGTAGATGAGATCGAGGCAATGAAAATTGCCCAAGAGCGTGCGCGGTCGTATCTCCGAGAAGCGTGCAGTTATTTAAGACGTCATGTAACTTTAGATTTCAGTCTTAGAATTGAAAAAGATGAGACGGGTGAAGAACATTTTGCTGCATCTATAACTGATGACGAGGTGGATCTCTTGGCGGCAATTATGCTTGTGCCTTACTATGAAAGAGGTCTAGCAAAATTGCGGCCAAAGCTTAACACTTTTTCAGCTAGTGAGTTGAAATTGCTGCATTCACCGGCCAATGAACGCCAGACATATTTAGCTCTAATTGAGAATCAAAGGGCTAATATTAACTTTTTAATTGCTGACTATTACGCCAAAGATCGTTTGACAGGCGCAGAAAAAATGATCAGTACAACTATACCGGAGGATTCAGAGTAGTGAAGCATGATATCAGCTATTATAGAAAAATCCACGGTACATATGGCGTTTCAAGCGTTAAAGAAGCACAAATTCGATCTATAAGGCAAAATGTAACCGGCTCATTTCAAAACACAATCAATTGGGAACAGGTTTTTGTAAATCACTCGACCGACGAGCAAGATTTAGAAATAATTCCTACCATTGATATTTATACTAAGAAATTTAAAACCAGACCAAGTGAAGTGATGCGTCTTGGGGATTTAATCGAATGGCGCGACGCTTTGTGGATTGTTAATACTTTAGATGCTGATAATCAAATCAATTATCAGGGAACTATGGTCCAATGCAATCTTTGTCTGCGCTGGCAGCTTGAAGACGGCACAATCCATGAAGAATTTGGCTGGGATAAAGACGCAAGCAAATATTCTTATGGTGAAGACCGCGGTAATTATATGGATACTGCGCAATTCACAATGAAGGTGATTGTTCAGGTCAATGAACAGACACTTTCAATACGAAGAAATAAGAGATTTTTAATTGGTCCATTTGGTGTGGGCTTTACACCTCTTGCGGTAGAGGTATCTCGAATAAACGGAGTTACCAATACTTACAAATACAAAGAGGGTACAGAGCAATATGAATCTGGCTTGTTGGAGTTTACACTTCACGAAACACAGTTCTATCCAGATCGTGATAATGCTGAATTAGGTATTGCTGATTATTTTGTCATTGGGAAAGATAGTTCTGTCCCCGAGCCTGCTCCAGAGAAAACATCGCCTCCAAAATCTGTTGTGAGTGAAGGGGGAGAGTGGTTTTAATGGGCAATAATTTAAATGTAATTAGCGATATGAAACAGGTGATTTTACGCTCAATTTTATCTGATGAGGATGTCGTAAAGCTTCTTAGAGATAATTATGATGTTCAAACACCAGACATGGGCTTGCGTTACACTCAAGTGTTTCCTTGGATGCGAACGCTTGACACAGTTGAAGAAGCTAAAAGTTTTGTGACTTTTGAGGTCTCTGTAACCGGCATCCAAAATTGCGCAGTTCGAGAATTTGAATTGCGCATTTATATTATGACCCATCAAAGCTTAATGCTTATTAACGGTGAGGTATGTGGGAATTTGGGCTTAGATCCGTCTGACTGCGGCACAAGAATTGATGTTTTGGCAGATAAAATTGATTATTTGCTGAACGGAAGTGAAGAAATGGGATTTGGCAAAATGGAGCTTGTAACTTCGCCCCCATTTACCCCAGCAGAAAAATTTCTTGGGCGCATGTTGGTTTATCACGTTGAGGGATGGAATCGTTGGGGTGAAAAGTTGTAATGGATCTTTTGAAGCTATATGAGATTGATCAGTTGCAACTTTACTTTGGCAACGATTTTAAAATCAATGAGCATTTAATCATCCGCCAGCCGACAATTGGAGATATTGTTGATATGGGGGAGCGTAACTATTTTTCAATGGTGCATACATTGACTGCCATACCATCTGATCTGATTGCTCAGCTTTCTGTCATTGGTCTTGACTGGAACAAAGTCGAGGACTTTGAATTATTTTCGATGCTGATTACTTCAATGGATATTGATGAAACTCGCGTTTTGTTTGGGAACTTGGATTTTTCAAAATTCCGTGTCGTACCAATAGAAGGTGAACGACGCCATATTCTTCATCATGAAGAACTCGATTTTGATATGGACGAGCTTATGTATGGAGCTATGGCTCGATATCTTTGCATGATGCACGGAATTAAGAAAAAACCACAGTATGCCGGTAACGAAGCAACCAAACAAATGATGATTGAAATGGCTATTGAAGATATGGAACGCGCCAAAAAGAAGCCATACGTATCACAATTAAAATCGCTTATTTCTACAATGGTGAATAGTGCCGGATTTAAGTACAACATTGAACAAGTGCGGGATATGAAGTTATGCCAGTTTATGGACAGTGTGTCTAGAATTCAAATTATATCTTCAGCAACGGCATTGCTGCATGGCTGTTATTCCGGCATGATTGACACCAAGAAAATTGATAAAGACGGTTTAAACACCATGAAGGACATCGATGTGTAATCGGTGTTTTTCTTTTTAATAAGGAGGAATGAATAATGGATATTAACAATTTTGTTATCGAGCGCGTTCGTCGTGCAACTATGTTCTCCACTTCCACTGGTGAGGCCATGTGGAATATTAACCAGGTCGAAGAGCCTGCTCTGAATGTAACCACCGAGAAGGCTGAAGCTGTGGACGCTATGGGCGTTAAGATCGCTGAGTTTGATCGCGCTAAGAACGCTGAATTCACTGCTCAGAACTCTCTGTTTGACTTCGGTCTGGCCGCTGCTCAGTTTGGCCGCGAAAAGGAAGTCGCCACCGAGACTGCTACTTTGGTTGTGCCTAAGTGGGAAGAGATCAAGGTGACTCAGGCTATGATCGATGAGGGCGCTGTTACTCTGCAGGAAGTTCCCGTTGGTGTTGCTGGTGCTGAAATTCCCTTCATTTATACTCTGAACGGTGATGGCTCTCTGAAGAATAAGTTTGCTATTGGCGCTGAAGCCAATGCTGCTGCTTTTGCTCTGGCTGCTGCCGATAAGAAGATTACTCTTCCCACTGGTCTGACTGCTGGCGTTCGTCTGTGGATCCCCTATGAGTTCGCCGCTGCTTCTGCCGTGGTTGTGTCTAACACCGCCATCGACTTCCCCAAGGCTGGTAAGTTTGTTATGGAAGTCCTGGGTTCTGATGTGTGCGATCCTTCTAAGAAGTATTATGCCTACATCGAGTTCCCCAATGCTAAGCTGTCTGGCGACGTTGACTTTACCTTCACTACTGAAGGCAAGCATCCCTTCACCATTCAGGCTATGCAGCAGTATTGCGATGAAGAGAAGCGTCTCTTTAGCATTAAGATCCCCGAGGTGGCCACTACTGCGGCCTAATTTTGTTCTTTAAAGGGGTGATGCAATATGCAGAATAAGGGCCATAACCATAATTGCATTATTTGCGGTGAAGGTTATTATTATTGCAATGATTGCGGAGCCATGAAATCTTTTACCCCTTGGCGTAGAGTCGCGTGTTCTATCGAATGCTATCAAACTTATCTTGCATTTATGGATTATCGTGATCATGATCATGATAGTGAAAAGTTCGCGAAGGCAATTGATCAGATTGGTATGGACGTTCGAAAGTTACCCGTGGCTCTAACCAAGGTGTATGAGAATGGAAAGCAAGCAATTGCTGAAAAGGAACGTCCTGCATCGCAGGATCTTTTTGTTTCTGAGGTTGAACAGGAGCAAGCGCCTGTCCTTCCTCAATTTAATAAAACGGATTATTACAAACATACCCGTAAGAAGAAGTGATTTTACGGGGCGTATCTTAGATCGATACGCCCCTTTTTTATTTGAGTTGGAGGAGTGGGAGGATGAGAACAAGGTCTACTGTGACCGACAGGGTATATGAGCCTGACCTGATGTTTTATATTGTGAACCCTGTCCAGATTGCAAGATATTTGAAACATGGAGCAACGTTATACGATCTTTTTGAAAGTGGAGATAATCTTGTCGCAGTATTTTCGAAACGTGAGACAAGTGAATTATATAAATTATGGCAACGCCATGAGCTGAAGTAGGTGGTCAGTGTTGAAAATTTTAGCTTTCGACCAGGCGAGTCAGATGACCGGAGCTGCTTGGTTTGAGGATACAACTTTACTAGGTTATACGGTCATCAATTTTAAAAAAATCAAAGATGCTCGTGAACGAATGGGCGCGATGATTCAAGAAATGTATAAACTGATTCAGGAAATAAAACCTGATGTGATTGTTTTTGAGGACGTGGTAATGCAACGTAATGCCGCTAGTCTTATTATTTTAGCCAGACTTCAGGGCGCCTTAATGGCTTATTGCTATGAACACGCAATTATTTGGGTGGTGTATAAGCCTTCTGAATGGCGTAGAATGCTACATTTCAAACAGGGGAGTAGGGTCAAGCGTGAGATTCTCAAGGCCCAAGCTAAGGCGTTTGTAAAGAAGTATTATGAAGTGGACGTTAATGAAGATGAAGCAGATGCTATTTGCATTGGCTGTGCTTTTGCTTGTGTACAAAATGCTTTAAGTATGGGTGATGAAGATGGCGGCAGAGCAATTAAATAATAAGGCGTTAGAAACGCTATGTAACGAAATACTCAAAGCGGTTGAGGTAAAGGCCAAAAGTGTTTATACACAAATGTCTAAAAAAACCACAAAAATTTCTGCTTTAAGCGCATACCCATTGGGTGCCTTATGCTTTTTAAAAGAAGGGATGAATCCCAATTTGATTTTTGGTGGCAAATGGGAGCAGTTGGCAGGAAATTTGTCGCTCAGCGGAAATGGTGAGACAGTTGAATTGAGCGGCGTTAAAGTATGGCAACGATTTGAATAATGGAGGGCTAAATAATGGAAGATATGAAAATTGTCGAGTGCAACGTGGATGGTAAACTGGTTAAGATTGAAGTGAAGAAAACGATACCTTATATTAAACGGGTGGCTGCCTCTAATGTAATTGCAGAAGCTATCATGTCGGAGAATGGGGAGTATCATCCTTGGGCATTTGATATCCATTTTACAATTTTTATTCTTAGTGCGTATACTGATTTTATTTTCCCGGAGAGCTGGGACGATAATGAAGTTTATAAGTTTAGCCGCAGTGCTCAATTTGAAGTAATCTTTGAAACCATTAACGACAACGAACGTAAAGAGGTTTGTGAGTGGGTGGAAAAGCTCGTTGAATATAGGAAGAAGTGTTTTGAAAAGAACGCCGTGTCTCGTTTACTTGATACAGCTAAAGAGTTTTTCAAAGTGTTTCAAGAAATGCTTCTAAATAATCCCGATATTTTAGACGCATTTGGATCGCTACCTGAGCTTAAGAATTTACAGTAATTATGATATAATATTCATAAGCTAGTAACCTTATGGAGGGATAACATGTATTACGAAGAAAATGGGATTGTATTTGACCAAGAGTGGATTAAGGATCAAAATGGAGTGTGGACTATCCCTTGTTTGGTACTGGGCCATCGTGTGAATTTTCATATTAGATCTAAAGTTTCTGATGAAGAAAGAAGAAAATTTGTTGAGCAAATGGCGGTTGCTTTCTTTGTGCGTATGGGTTCTAGCATTGTTTTTGATACCAATGCTTATCAGTTATGGCGAGACCAAGTAGAGCGAGGCCGCAGTTTTGAAAAATTCTTTTGCTATACTGATATGCACCAAACGCTGATGAAAGTAATAGAGGAGTATCATTTACAAGACCAAATTTCTTTTCCAAAGATTTTTTTAATTGATAGCAATATGCTCCAGTATGCTATAGAGCATATTGTAGGTAAAAACGAATTGGAACAACTCACTTATGAAATAGATTCTCTGGTTTGCGAAACGCGCCAGAGGCTGCAAAGTATAATTAAGGGAAAATAGGATCTGAGGTGGTGGCTTGCCGACATTTGATAGTATAGAAGCAGCTGTTAATTATGTGAAAGAGAGTATTACGGAAGCTCTCGGTGGAGGCGTTTTGCGAGCCGTTAAAAATGAAGAAGCTTCTCAGATTAAAGATGAGGTATATAAAGCATATAAACCCAAATACTACAAACGTAGAAAAGATATGTATGCACCAGGCAATATTGTTGGATCAGTTGATGGGTTAACTTTAACTGTATACAATATTACTCCTCCGAGTGACGAACATATGCCGCGTTTTAGGAAAAATACGCCTGCGCCAACTACTGATAAAGATTTGGCGTCAGTTATTGAAACGGGTGAGGGATATGATTGGTATAGCCCTGGGCCTAGACCGTTCACGCAATCAACCGTTGAAGCTCTCGCGATTTCAAAAGAGCATGTTATTGCGTTAAAAAAACATTTGAGGTCAAAAGGAATTCGAGTAATTTAAAAACTGAATAAATAATTTATAAGCGGGGTTCATCCCGCTTTTTCTTATGCCTATGAAAAGGAGGGATGAACATGCCAGATGAATTAAGTGTAAAAATAGATGTTCTATTAGGCGTAAAGGAAGGCGAAGTAAAAAATATCAAGGCTCAGCTGGAAGACGAAAAAATAAATGTCCCAGTTAATCTTGACGTGAAAGGGACAGATAAGGTAGATAAAAAACTTTCTCAGCTTCAGCAGCGTGCGCAAAAATATGCTGGTGAAATTCGAAAGATTATAGCCAGTGTGCCTGAAATAGATAAGACTTTTAGAGGTTATACATTTTCTTCAGGAAAACTTAGGGATGCAAAATCTGAAATTCGTGGGCGCTTAGCTTTAGCAGAAAAAGAACTGACACCATATCTAAGACAATTAGAATCGCCCGATTTAACAGTTGATCAGCTTAAAGAAGCGCAAAAAGCCTCAAAGAAGGTTTTGGCAGATATATACCGCGCTCAAATGATGAGCGAAATGGCATCAGTCGGCAAAATGTTGACTCAAGGGGATAAGGCAGTTTCAAATGCTATTCTTCCTGATGAAGAAAGAAAGAAGCTTAAGAAAAATCTTTCCTTGTTGCGCAAAGACTACAATAAATTTTTTGATACCATCGATGAGAAGGCAAAGAAAATTGCGGTTGGCAAAGAGGATTTTTATGCTTTAAGAACAAGTGAGTTTGCTTCCATTGGCAAAATGGAGCGTGTACTTGAAAAAATTCCGCAGGAAATCGCTATTGCTGCAAATATTACCCCTGCTGTTGATCAAAAGGCAATTCAAACAGAAATTAATTCCGCGGTTGAAAACATAAAAATAACTAAGCCAGTTAAAGTGCCTATCGAGTTGATTGTTAAAGAGGATGTTAGCAGTGCCGATGATTCATCGGCGATTTCTAGTGTTGTTTCTTATAATGAAAAGAATTTTGGGAGCGCACTTAAGGCTGATGAGAAACTTCGTAATTTGTATGGAAAATTCCAGGATGATTATGAAGATCTTGTGCAACAGTTCCTCATGGGCGAGGAAGATGAAGAATATCGGCAAAAAGCTCAAAGTCTAATACAGGATGTAATTAACAATCGCAAAATGGAGCCTGGTAAGCTTCTGCAGGCGATTAGGGATAAATATAATAAAGACGGCAGCGAGTTTAATATTGGCAAGCGTGAAATTGGAAAAATACTTACTTTTGCTAATCATTTAGAGAATAAATTCGCCCCGGCTCTTGAAAAAACAATTGCGAAAATTGAAACCGACCTATCTTCCAGAGTGCAGAAGTCAGCAATTGCTTTACAGCACACTATAGATCCTGAGAATCTCCTAAAAGCCTCAAAAACAAATGGCCTTATTGCCCCTAGTGGTGCCGTTTTTAATACGTCTCACGTGCCACAATTATATGGAAATGTTGGCCTATTTTTTGATGGCGCGACATTTGATCCTAGACTTCATCAAGATTCGCATTTGTTTGGAGCTGACGGCAATACACCGGTTGTAGGAAATTTAAAAACCAGAAAAATCAGGAAACAAGACGGGACTATTGAAACTCAATTATATAGTGAGTTAGAAAAAGCATGGTTGCCTTTTACTGCTGAAAATGCAGCGAATATCATGCGCAATGAATACCCGCTGGTCAATCTGCCCGGTCATTTCGGGAAAAGTTTTGACGCTCCAGAAGATTTTGAAGAAGTCGGCGAGTCTCTGAAACAAGCATTTATAAAAAGGTATGCCAACTTTGATGAGCTGTTGGCAGATTCAGATCGTTTATTGGATGCTGTAAAAACCAATGGCGGTATAAAAGATGCTGGAAATATTGATGCGGATCAGCATAAGGCATACGCACAAAAATATAGAGAAATTCAAACTGATATTTTGAATGCTATGGGGAAAGATGCCATTGATAGCGTTGACCCACAAATTTTTAAGGCTGTTACAGATGCTATTGTTAGTGACACATCCCCGATGCTGGCAAATGAGAATGAATTTGTATCCTCTTTGCAAAAAAGCTTTGATGAAACGGGTATTCAACTAAATAACGAGATAATTCAGAAGTTGGTAAGCCTTAGAAACAGCATGGCGAACAATTTGGCCGATTATTTTGAAGCAAAAATTATGCGCGATGTCGGCATTGAAGAAGCTCGCGCAGCTGTTGTGCCGCGGAATGTTGATCCTGCGGTTCGCCAAGAACTTACAAAAAGAAATATCCCTATTTATGAATATGAATATACCGAACTCCCTAAAGCAAAAGATTTTCAGGGAGATCAAAAAGCTTATAAAGAAGCCTTTGTTAGAATTAATGAGGCGAATGAAAGAGCTTATCTTGAAGCTGTTAACAGGGTAATTGCCGATCATCCTGAGCTTAATTTAAGAAATTACAAGACAAAGTTGCCGCCAATTGCTGCGGATAGTAGCAAGAAAGAAGCTGAATTCCGTAAACAGGCAAATGACTTGATGGCTCGTTTTACACGTGCATCTTCTGAAGAGATTGTTCCTAAAGTAGACCCTTCTGAGATTGAGAATGCTGGCGCTGAGGCGAAACAACTCTCAAATACTTTGGCAAATCTCGAGGGTGAAAGCACACATGTGCATGTTAATGCTGATGAGGTTAAAACAGCAACTAAAGAAGCGGAAAGGTTGCTTGCGCTTCCCGCGCCGCAATATGAGGAGCTATCTCCTTATCAAAAGCCTAGCGCAGAAGCGCTTCGCAATGTTGATGCTATTTATGATTGGACAACTTACGAGCGAGCGCTTGAACCGATTTGGAATAAAATGCGCGATGGGTTATCTCATCCTCAGTTTATCCCAATTGGCGGAAGGACCCTTCAGGATTTAGTTGATAATTATCGTACTGGGCTACAGGGTGCCAATTTGTTGCCCGATGCGAGCGGCAGTATTGGCAGGTTTCCTGGGGTGGGTACTTCATCTGCTTCTATACCTGTTGATATAAATGTGGATCCTGATATTCACGTAAATAATCCCGTAGAAGTAAAAGAAGAAGTCAAGAAGGTCGTAGAAAATGCAACCAAATCTAGTGGCTCCACAAAAGCAGAAGCAGATGTTGAAATAGAAACAAATGTTGAGATTGCCGATCCGCATGGCATGATGAATGACATCAAAGCAGAAATTGAAAAGAATAAAAAACTGGTTGATGACATTAGCGAAATGCCTAGGTCGATAATGAGCAAACAACAGGCAGATAATCGTGTCAGTCAGTTGCAGCAAAATATAAAGCATCTTGAACATTTGCAAAATGTGCTGCAGCAAACGGGAAACATGCTGCCCGATAATTATGAGTCTATTTTTGCTCAGAGCAGGAAGCTTCAAGAGAAAGCTTTTAAAAATATCCATTTAGAAACCTTTGAGCAGCAGGGCGATAAGCTTAAAAATATGTTCTCTGAAATTACTCAGGCAATGGGCTCGTTACACGGCGATAAAGATTTCTCTAATCTGTTTGATGCCGCCTCTAATTCTTTGCAGGTTTACAGCGACCAGTATGCTAAAGTCCTTGAGCTTTCCAAGCAAGGCAACTTAACCGGTGAAGATATTGCTTCTTTAAATAAGGCATATGTTCAGGCTGCACACGATGTTGAGGCTTATGCGAAAGCGGTCAAAGACGCCTCGAAAGCTGAAGAAAAGCAAACCAACGCTGCTAAGAAAAATCAAGCGGCAATGGAGACTGCAAAAACAAAAATCCAAGAAATGCTTGAACTTCAGAAAAAATATGAAAAAGCATTCAAGGATCCTGCTTGGGCGCAGTCTTATAATAACATTTTAGCTGGCTATCAGGCCATTGGCCCCGATACAGAAAACGCCGCGGATAGGGTCGCAAGTCTTAACAAGCAACTTGCGGCATTAAAAGCCCAAGCTCGTGCGGCTGGCACCGCAACAACTACTTTTGGGACTTCACTTGAGAAAGCCTTTAGCCGTTTTGGCCGGTGGTTTAGCGCATCTGAGATTTTCATGTTTATTGTCAATAAAACGAAAGAAATGATTGGCAATGTAAAAGCTATCGATTCTGCAATGACAGATCTCCGTAAGGTTACTGATGCGAGTGAAGGACAGTACGACAAATACTTAACTAGCGCAGCACAGCGTAGTGCTGATATGAGTGCAAGAATTACCGGCTATATTGGTGGGACAAATCAATTTGCGCGTCTTGGTTATGGTATTGAGGATGCACAAAAACTTGGTGAAGTCGCAACGATTTATGCCCAAGTTGGCGACGATATTCAAGGAATTGAGGATGCCTCTAGTAGTATTATTGCTACAATGAAGGCGTTTGATATTGAAGCAGACAACGCTATGTCCATTGTTGACAAATTTAACAGAGCTGGTAATGCTTACGCAGTTTCCAGCGGCAACATTGGCGCAATGCTTCAACGCTCTGCGGCCGCTATGGCATCTGCAGGAAACGATATTAATCAGACAATTGCCATGGGCACTGCTATGGCAGAAGTCAACCGCGACGCTGAAAAATCTGGCGCCGCGTTAAAAGTGCTTGCTCTTCGTCTAAGAGGTTCTAAAACTGAGCTTGAAGAGATGGGTGAGAGCACGGAAACCATGGCCACTTCAACTAGCAAACTTCGTGAGCAGATCCTAGCTCTTACGAACGTTGATGGTACTGGTGGCTTTGATATTATGGATGCAGATGGTTTTAAGTCCACTTATGAAATGATCGATGGTATTGCCAACGCATTTAATAAGATGGATGATGGTAGCGAAAATGCCGCGGCTTTGTTGGAGCTTATTGCTGGTAAGAACCGTGCTTCTGATGTTGCCGGTATGATGAAAAACTGGGAAACGGCTAAAAATGTGTATAAAGATATGCTTAATGCCGAAGGCAGCGCAATGGAAGAGTACGAAAAGTGGCAGAAATCCATTGAAGCTAAGTCTGAAAAGCTCGGTTCCAACTTTGAGCGTATGTCAGTTGCTGTTTTTGACACAGAAGTTCTCAGTGCATTCTATAATATTCTAAATAGCATTCTCTCTGTTTTCAGTGGAATTGCTGAAGTTGCGGGTGGCATTCCGACTATTGTTGGACTTGCTTTTGCTGCTTTGGCAAAAATTAAACCTGATTCTGGTATTGTAAAAGTACAATATGCCCCGCTTATGAAGAACTCATTGGCGGCGTAAACTCGTATATGCTGGGAAAAAGATGATGAGATAGATCAGCTACAACATGGCCCGAAAGGGCGAGTGTGAATGCAGGTGGGGAAACCCTTCACGGGAGTGGGAAAGAAAATGGTCTATTAAGTATATGGCGCGAGCCTACGTACAGGTGCTTCCATAATAAATAGCACACGTCTTTGGTCAGCAGGGGAATGATGAAAGTTGGAGCCTGATCAGCTCCGGCGATTGGATCAGCATTACCCTCACAGACTGCAAGGAGTTGGGGCGATAGAGATTCGCCTTTGATGGACAGTCGGACTGGTGGAGTGAAAATGGATAGCTCCACGCGTGAGTTTAAAGACTACACGCTGGCTAACGCTGGTGGCTGCGAAAGTGCCATAAGCTATTGAAAAAAAGAAATAATAGGAGTACAATGATTTAAAAGGAGGTGAGCTCATGGCTTCTAAGCAACAGGAGGAAGACTTTCAGTGGTTTTTGAAAAATTATGCTTCATTGTCAGAGAAATATGCCCCCGCATATTTGATTATCAAAAACGGCTCTGTACTTGGAGCTGAAGTGACTCCTGGTGACGCACTAAATAAAGCGCTTATTACAGAAGAAATGGGTAGTTTTATTATTCAAGAGTGTGATGGGACTGTTGAAGCATATACTAGTTATATTTCTTCTACATGTTTTTTATAAGATAAATTATACAAAAGACGGGATGAAACGCAATGCTTTCTTCGCCAATTAGAGCATTTACTTCAACTTATCCTTCATTGAGCAAAAAGTTGATCAATGAAGCTGTGGTTGGTTACAATAAACAAGAGCTAACAGTGCGAGCTCAATGGGACACCGGTGCTACAACAACTTGTATTTCTAAAGATGTTGTTTCTCACTTAAATCTTATCCCTATTGGTTCTAGACAAATATCTACACCATCTGGGAGCTCGGTTGTAAATACTTATATACTTGATATTAAATTGCTCAACAATGTGACGATTCCGCAATTAATCGTATGTGAAACGGAAATTGGGGATCAAGGCATTGGGCTACTTGTTGGCATGGATATTATTGGGTTAGGTGATTTTGCTGTTAGCAATTGGGGCGGAAAAACAATTTTTACATTTAGAACCCCCTCTCAAAGAATAACCGATTATGCAAAACAACTATCCGTGCAAAATGTGATAGGCTCTCTTCATGGAAAGAAACATAGAAAATAAAAGAATATTTTGATTGTTTGTTGGCTATTCTCTCCCCAGAATTTCTATGATTTGTGGTCTAAAACCATCCACAAAACTTTGGGCGTCTTCACAGCAAAACACCAAAAACAACATTAAGGTCAATGCGCAACATCCATGTTCACCTTTTTCAATGGCAGCATAGGATCTGGGGTCAATCAACAAGATCTCAGCAAATTGTGCTTGAGTCATTTGATTATCAAAACGCACTTTGGATAAACGTTCTATCAAATAAGTTTGAAGAGCGCATTTACACGCAGTTTTCATTGGCTATTATCTCCTTTTTAGTGATGTGGAAGATAATTTTAATGAAAAATGGTAGATGCTGCCATGAGGTATACATCATGAATTTTAAAGAAAAAAAGAAAAGACCGTTAATTTCGGTCTGTAGATTGACTATTGAATGAGGATATGATAGCATAAGTACGAAGTGAGGACTTCACTGTGCGTAAAGCACCCCATAACAGCTAATTATCAAATCTAATTAGCTAATCAAAAGTATCGTGCAAGCTGTCAACTGCACGGTACTTTTTGATTTAGCCTGCGAAATGAGCGTACATTTGGAAGACTAAACGTAGAAAGTTGATGATAGTGATAATAATATCACAGATAGAATTAGTCTTTCTCATCACAACACCCCCTTTCAGTATTACCTGTTAGGGATGTTGCCGCACAGTGCTTCGTGCTTATGCCATTATTTACTATACTACTGAGGGAATTATAGTGCAGAAGAACGGGTGTTCTTACTATTTATGTTTGTGTTTTGCAGCGCCTATTTCTTTATTGATAGTTGATGCTCAAACAGCTCATGGAACATAAGCTGCAATTGAATGTCTTCAAATTTGATTAGAAAGACATCGTTTGTTACATCAACAATTTTACCAGCACCAAGCTTTTTATGAAGGATAGTAGCCCCAATAAAATTATTGTAAATAGAATTGGTGCGCACAGAAGCAGGGGTTCGCGTTTTCTTGGATTTGGTTGCTATGCGATTTTTCTTTTTCTCCTCTTGTTGGTGTAACCATGCCTCATTGGCCTTTCTGATTTTTTCCTGATCATATTCGATTTTGCGTCGCATGATCATAAGATTTCTTTGATCTTCTGTGTAGTATTTGCAATATGTAGAGGAAGAACAGGGCCCGTATTTGAAGAGGCAGTTTTTAGTTTCTTTATTATAGTAGGCGCAGCGTAATTTTGATCTATTCTTATCGATCTTTTTTACGTATTCTATGTGCCAAGGAGTCCCCTGAAGTTGAGAAATGCTCATAAGTATACCTCACCACATATGCCCACATTTCTTGCATCTTTTGGTTTTGCCAATCTTATTGCTTGCAAGCCCCCAGGCAGCTACAGAGAATGCACGACGGATTGTGGAGATTTCTTCGATGATCTGAGGTGGAGCTCCGCATTGGGGACAACATTTTGCTCGGAAAGCAGCTTGACGAGCGAGTGTTTCTCTATGAGAACGGGCATATTTTTGGGCCTCATCCATAATTTGCGTTACTTCTTTTTCACGCGCAGTAACAGACATCATTGATAATTCAGTCAGCGTATGGACTTCCCATCCCCAATGCTTTGGTGTAACGACATCAACTTTCCCGCCGCAATTTTTGTGTGTGGCTCTCATATTATCAAAAAGTTGCAGAGCGCTTTCTTCAATGTCAAGTGCTGGAGCCACAGCTCCGCACGTTTCACAATACCAAAAATAATCATCATCCCATTTTGACATTTTTAAATACCTCCTTATATTTATTAGTATACCTATGCCTATTTATAGTGTCAACATTGATCATGTAGACATTTAGCCACAAGTTGATTTTACCTTGGCAACAAATAATTGGTGCAGATGGTAATGCGTTTTTAGGTTCCATTTTTACTGCAAATAGAGACAGAAAAGCTGTTGCTTTGGAAGTACAAAAAAGAGATTTCGCATTTCTTGAGGAATATAATTCTGCCTCAAAATCACGTCGTGATGAAATCGAAAAATTAATTTCTCCTCAGACTGCGGGTTTTGTTAATTTTGATCTTTTGAAAGACAAAGCTGACGACGCAGATGAGCACATCAAAAGCGTTAAGAAAACATTAGAAGGAATCAACAAGATTGAATTCCAAGGCTGGGGCAAGAAAGCGGTTAACGCTCTCAAATCAGTCGGCCAAGCCTTTGTTGGTATTGCGGCTCAGGCTCTTACTGCTATGGCTGTTACTCTGGCTATTGAAGGCATTGTCACAGTTTTCGATAACATCATCAATGCTTCTCAGAAGGCCATTGACGCCGCAGACGAGACTAAAGCTGCGTGGGAGTCCTTAGACGCAACCCAGAAAACCGCCAGAGAGACAATTGACCAATATGGCGAACGTTATGATGAATTGTCTGAGAAAAGGGGTAAACCTTCTGGGTTGAGCACTTCCGAGTACGAAGAATATAAAGATATTTGCAACGAACTTGCTTCCGTATTTCCAGAGTTGGTAAGTGGCTGGGATGAGCAGGGAAATGCCATTCTTAGGGCTAATACAAGTATTAAAAAGCTGGAAGAGTCGTATCAGTCTTTACTTCGTTTAAATCGTGAAGCAAAGAGTGAAGATTTTGCGGAAACAGTCATGGAAGGCGCTTATGCAAGATTGTATTCTGCTGATAAAGGTAGTTATACGGATTACCTCGAAATGCGTCGTGCAGCCGAAGAGTTGGCTAGGATGCAAGGCAGAGGTGAAAACGCAGAGGCCTATGAATTTGTTGCTCCCGGTGTAATTGGCGATTATGGCCAATACTGGTTTGGTAAAGATGGAATACTAAGCAGCAGTAACAAATTTATTGAACAAATCAATGGATTTATTAGCAGTGGCGACTTGAGCGCCATTGGGAAAATCCCAGGAGACCTTGCTGCATATTTTGGAACAGTAACCGCTGCCGCTGGAGCTGCTGAATATGCCGCTGATGAGATCATTAAATTAAGTGACATTGATGCACTTGATTATATTACCGATCATACCGGAGCGCTAAAGCAAGGCACATCATTAGACGATGGTTTAAATCAGTTAGCTAATGCTGTGATTGGACAGATCATGTCTATAGAGCTTATAGTTGCTCAAAAAGCAGAGTCTTTGAGCTATCAGGCGGATCGTGATCTTGTCACTTTACAGGATGAATACCGTAATATGACTATTAACGCGTTTGATCGGTATTCAAACTATAAATATGGTGGCGGCATACTGGCCGAATCTGGATTTGAAGAAGATTTTAAAAATTATCTTGAAAGAGTGCCGTATGCTTTTGGACATGACTGGTTTGGTGAAATAGACGCCAAAGATCCGGCAGCTTTTGCTGATAAGTACAAAAATGAAGTACTGAACAAATTAAGAATTCCTACTGTTTCTGAAATGGTTGAGGGAATGTACCAATCTGTTACGGATTATTTCTCTGGAGATATGTCATATGGCGATCTTAAGAGAAAGTTGGATGGATACGGTAAAGATGGGCCATTCCAAAACGACCGTGTTTGGTCTGCATTTATTGAAGCCGCGTTTGGTGGTGAAGGTGTTCAGCAAGCGCAAGAAGATGCTTTTAAGCGAGCAAAAAACATCTTAAAATTTGGAGATGCTTCCTCGCTTGAGGATTTGACATTTGAACAATTGTCATTTCTTGCAGGATATAAAGGGGAAAGTATTTATTCACTTGACGAATTGAATGCTCTTATGAAAGAGGATGCAATAAAAAATCAAAGTGAATTAGAAGAAATTATTAAGTCCTACACCGACTTTAACGAGGCTCGCACCAAATCACTGTCCGCTCTTTCAGCCCTTAGCGAGCAAGGCCACCTTACTCCTGACGAATGGAAACAGCTTCAGGCGTCTGGCTATGATGCTGCAATTGCTGAAACACAGTATGGCTCCAAGTATGTCGATTATCAGACGATGCGTGATATCGACGAAGCTAAAACTCAGGAAAAGATTGTAGAAAATCTTGAGGCGAAAGCTTTAAAGCAGGAAAAGCTTAATGAGCTAACTGATGAGCACACCAAGCTCCTTGCTGAAAATTCCAAGGAAGCCGAGAAAAAGGCAGAAGAAATCAAAACTCTTGAAAATGAGATTGATTTGATTGATCTTATGAATGAGAGTCTTTTGGAGTCTACTTCTGCTCTTAATGCGTTTAAGCAGGCCTCCAGTATGGCCGAGCTTGGTGACAACTTCCGCTCTACCAAAGAAGCTCTTGATGCTATTAATGAGGGTCTTGAGTCTGGCCGTGTGGGCACCAACAAATTCAAAGCTGCGCTTGAACTGCTTGGTGGCAGAGGGATGCTTGAACGGTTTGAATCCGGCGATTTCTCTCGTAAAGAGCTGAAGCAATACACTGAGCAACTTGGCAAATATTATGACGAAGATGGCAACATCAATCGTAGTAAGGCATTTGATACTTTTGTAAAAGAAGGTATAGGGCGCTATTTCAAAGGTGAAAACGGAGAAAAGCGTTTTGCATTTAATGCTGGGACTACGATGGCTCAGATCCAAGAAAAGCTTGGCGGCATTACGGAAGAGATGGCTACATACTTCCTTGATGCTATTAATGAGTATGCTGTTGGTGCAAATGAAATCCTTGGGCCTGATGGTTATGAGAGTTATCAGGAAAGAGCGAAAAAAGCCAGAGAAGAAGCTGAGGCAAAAGAGAGTGCAAGAATTGAACAGCTTAATGGAATTGCAGAAAATGCTTTAACGGCCTCTACTGAACAAATTGCGGCAGCTACTGAAACAAAGGCAGCGGCTACACTTATGAAAGAAGCTGCGGCTGCATGGCTGGCGTCTGCGCCCAAGGAAACTGAACCGTCTGCTACACCTATTGATTCTCAAATTGAATTAGAAAAAACAGCGATAGATAATCTCTTTAAAGAGCATATTGGAGCAACGCCTGTTCCAACTGAAGATACAGTTCAAGTGAATGGGGACATGTATGTGCAACCGCACGATTCAAGTGCCCCAATAGCGAAGCCATTCTTTAAAGACCCATTAGTGGGATTGGAAGGTACAGACAACTATCAGATTGAAGCACAGGCCATTGAGGCTGCTAGTGATATTTTAAAGGCGGCACTTCCTCAGCATTCTGATTTAGGCAGAGAGCCTGTTTCTCTCTCGGACGAAGTTTATAGCGAGAATAGAGCTGATGCTAATGCCCAAATTGATGCCAATGTATCTTATATCAAAGGCTTGTTCCAGGCTTTTGAAAGTGCAGGCGTGGATATGGCTCAAATTGATTTGGGGGCTTTGCAATCAAATGTCCAGAGTGTTGTAGATACACTTAAAGTGCTTGGGTACAGTGGCGAAGCGCTTGACCAAGCAGACGCAATACTGCAAGGAATCAATACCAAATTGTTGGCATTGAAAGCGGCCGAAGCGGACTTGCCTTCTACGCCTCCTGTTCCGTCTGAAGTATCCTCAGTGATACCCAATAGAATTCCTGAAAAACTGCCAGAGAACGCTAGTGTATTTGAAAGCCTTGTGGGCGGTTTGACGGCTGTTACTCAGGAGACGAAGCAAGCATTAATCGATCATGCTATTCATCTAAAGGAAGCTTACGTTACCTTAGAAGATTACGAGAATTCTCAAATGGTAGAAAACGCCATTCAGAAAATCATGGATCTTCAAGTTGAGGGAATTACTCCTTATGTGCGTCCCGAACCTTCAGAGGTGCCGGAGGATGCAAAAGCGAGGATACCTGATAGCATCCCTGATATGCTCCCTGAAAGCGCGAGTGCATTTGAAAGTCTCGTGAGAGGGCTTACTGTCGTTACTGCGGAAGTGCAAGCAAGGCTTCTTGATCATGCTAACAGCTTGAAGGAAGCCTACACCAACATGCTCTCGATAACAGGAGATTATGAGGGTTTGGCTTTAATTGAGAATGCTCTCAGCCAAATCGAGAGTCTTGAAATTGTAACTGATGCTCCTGTAGAAGTGGCTCCTGGTGCAGAAAATGCAGTTCCGTCTGCAACAATGAGCATTCATGAACAATTAATGGCGCTGGGTGCTATGGGGCATGGTGCATTAGCATTTGCTGGATATAACGATGTAAACGCGATTAGAACTGAAAGAACAAAATCTTCAGAGACCACCCCTGCCGGGGAAGAGCAAGAGATTGAAAGTGAATTACATCTTGACAATGAAGCTGCTCTTGATGCGATTGATGAAGTAAAGGAGATAGCGGAAGAACCCTTAGAGGGTACTTTTGAGGTTGATCCTACATCTGCTGAGACTGCGGTAACGAATGTAGTTACAATGATTGAAACGATAACAACCAAGCCCGTTGATGCAAACACAGAGCCTGCAGAGGGCAAGGTTGGAACGTTGGATTCTCGCATTCGCGCAACTGTTACCAAAGGTGTTGATACCAGTCAAATTGAAGGCGCTATCTCTTTAGCCGATGCGCTTCACAGCTCTCTTTCAAGGCCTGCTACAAAACGTGTTACAGTAGTTCAAAGTGGCGGATTAACGTCAGGTGGTTCAGTAACCGCTGTTGATGGCGGTAAAATGGCCTCTTCTGGTGGGATCGCACGAGTTGATGGAGGGGCGGCATATGCTGGTGGTACAGCCCTTGTTGGCGAAATTGCTCCTGAAATTATTGTTGACCGTAAGAGTGGTACATGGAGACTTGTTGATTATCCACAGCTTACCCATTTGAATCCTGGGGATATTGTTTTCAATGGTGAGCAAACTAAGGATATACTTGCTGGTAAGCGCACTGGTTTTAGTAAAGCTTTTGTAGATGGCAATGTTAAGGGTGGTTTGAGTTTTGCGAGTGGAGAAAAGCGGTACTTAACAGCCGCTATGGGAGAATTTCAGGCTGGGAGTTTCGGCCTTAGCACTCCTTATAAAAGCCAAGCCATACCGGATGGTAAGAAAAAAAGCTCCGGCGGTGGTGGATCTTCTCGTGGAGGCTCCGGCGACGATGAAGAAAAAGACTGGAAAGACTGGATTGTCCGAGTTCTTGAAATTGCAAAAGAAGCTACAGAGAAAGCTATTGACGATGTGGCTAAGAAAATTGGCTACCTCGCACAGAATGCTCAGTTGGATGTAGCTCTTAAAGCAAATCAGAACGAGATTGAAAAGAATGAGGCTGCTCAAAAGCGCTATATGGAACAGGCTGCGCAAATGCAAAGAGAGCATGGTTTAAGCGCTGACATTGTAAAAAGGATTCAAGAAGGCACGATTGATATTACTAAGTATGATCAAGAAATGCTTGACAAGATTGATGATTATCAAACATGGTTTGAGAAAGCGGAAGATTGTCGAAAAGCTGTGGAAGAGCTGAAGGAGCAAGAGCTTGAGCTTCAGCGCCAAAAACTTGATAATATCGACAAATATTACAACCACAAGATTGACCGTCTTGAAGCCCAAATCAGTAAAAATGACTCCATGCTTGATCGGAAGGGCGCTTACGGCGAAGAGATTTTTCAACAAGATTATGTTGATGCCATTAAAGCAACCCAAGACAAGATTGCTCAACTGCAGGCTGAACGGAAGGCTTATGCAAAGCAGTTTGATGTACTTGTGAAGTCTGGGGCTCTTCAGCCTGATAGCAATGAGTGGCATGAGTACATATCTACTCTTGAAGAAGTGGATGAATCCATTATAGAAACGCAAACAGACCTCGCAGAGTTAAAAGATGCCATGGAGAACATAAAGCTTACTAATTTGCAGTATGCTCTTGATCGTCTTGAAGCTTTGCAGGATGCTTTAGAGAGTTTCTTGGATTTCCATGATTCTCAAGGCGTTGATAATAATGCTGATACCTATATTGATCTGATTCAGAATGCTTTCGACGAGATTGATAACCTTGAAATGCAAAATGAATTCCTCCGTGGGCAGCAAGAAGGACTGGATGTCCTGAGCGAGAAATGGCAGGAATTGCAGCAAGAGATTGAAAGCAATGAACAGAGCATTTGGGAGATTAAGTCTGCGCAGGAGGATTGGAATGATACAATCGCTGACTTGCAGATTCAGATGCTTGAACGTGAACGTGAAGAGCTTGAAAAGACCAATGACGCGCTGGAAAGACGCAAAGAAATGGAAGATGCTCTTGAAGACCTTGAAAAGGCTAAGAGCCAGAGAACGAAACTCATATACAGAGAGGGTAAACACCGATGCCCCTTTACGCAGTAATGTGTATTGCAACAGGTGAGTATATCGGTTAAAGCCTGAAGGAGACAGGTAAGACCGAGGTAAATATTGTTTATTGGCAAAATAGTAAGGAGTTATTTTGCCGCCATATAATCGGGTACCAGAGAAAGAAACAATAAAACTATGTAATAGTATAAACTTGGAATATATTAATACGATTTATGAAAAGGTCGCGTATGTTGAATTTATATGTAAAAAGCATGACTACAAAGGGGTGCAAAGAATAAACCGCGAAGCTCTTTGTAGATGGGCTCAGAAAGGCACCTGTAATTGCGCACATATTAACAGAGACGCAGAAGATTTGCGTCGTGAACCAAATTTGGATAAAGATGTTATTGTATTGGGTGAATATATAAAATCCAATATCCCCATTTTGTGCAAATGTAAAAGATGTCAAAGTGAATTCATGGCGACACCAAATAAACTTCAGCAAGGTCGCGGGTGCCCCAATTGTCGTTTTGAAAAAATAGGTGAACATAATCGCCTTGGTTTAGAAACCTATAAGCAACGCTTACAAAAGAATTTCCCTGACTTAGAATTAGTCGGTGAGTATTCAGGGATGGAACATTCAATAACGTTTCGCTGTAAACGGTGCGGTAAAGTTCAGAAATGCTCTTCTGCATGGAGGGTGCTGTCTGGTGATCGCGGGTGTTCTAAATGCAATTCATCTAAAGGTGAAAGAAAAATTGCTAATTATTTGGATGCGCACAATATTTTTTATGAAGCACAAAAGCAATTTTTACAGTGTCACGCTAAGAAGCCTTTGCGATTTGATTTTTATATTCCCAGTTTGAATACCTGCATTGAATACCAAGGAGAACAACACTATAGACCAGTTGATTTTGCTGGTAGGCATGATGGGAGCCATATAGTTAATCATTCATCTTTGCTGGAAAGAGATGATATTAAACGCTCTTTTTGCTCGCAAAATGCAATTAATTTGGTCGAAATTCCATATTGGGAAATAGGAAACATCGAAGAAAAACTAAAAGATTTATTATGCTAATAAACAATATAACCGTAGAGACTGTAATGGTGGTTACAGCAATGTGACCACCTGACTCACCCTCCTCGAAAGAGGATGAAGATCCAGTCCGAACTCGCGCTATATCTCCAAAATAATAAAACGCGAGAGATGGGTTGAAAGACCTATCCGCCACACAAGTGGTTTATAAGTAACAGATTTATTGATCGGATTTGTATATGAGGCAGATCAAGAAGCTATCAAAGAAGCCCAAGATCGCGTTGATGAACTCAGGCATAATGAAATGCTTGACAAAATTGACGAGGCTATTTCGGCTATCGAGGATAACAAGAAGAACGACAACATTTATGATTTCCAAGGTTCCAGCGTAATTAAGGACATCACAGATGAAGATGCTTTGAAGCTCTATAATTTGATTCATGGCTCTACGGATCTTGATGCCTTGCTTGCAGATAAAGCATTTGCAGATTTGAAAAACGTTGGTGGAAACACCGCGTCTTCAACAGTCATTCAAATTGGCGATATCCGCCTTGAAGGCGTGCAAGACGCTAACTCGCTTGCGCAAAGCATAGTCAGTGAATTGCCAAATCGGCTTATCCAGGCAATTTATAAATAATACCAAGGGGGTTGTTGCTTTGGCGGCAGCCCCCTTTAAAAGGAGGTGAGAAGCCCTGAAAGTAACAAATGATTCATTACGCTGCGCAGTAAGGATTGAACATTCTGTTGAAGATGCCAGAGCATTTGTAGAAGATGCGTCTGTAATTACTTCTGTAAGTGTTCAGCGAAGGCCATCTACTTCAACAAATTGGGTTGAAATACATAGTGTATCAATTACTACTGAGAATGATTTGAATTTTTGTTTGTTGGATTACTCGGCTCGGTCATGTCGGGAATATGAATATAGGAATGTTATTGTTTCCAATACTAATTATATTGGGCCAGCGGTGGCGGTCACTACACGTTTTGATGGGGTTCTGATCGCTTCCAAGAAGAAATGCTATATATCATTACTTAATCCTGAGTATACACTACAAAGAGACTTTAATGTGGCTTATGTAAAACCCTATAATAGTAAGTACCCACATGCTATTCATAATGGCTTGGCAAACTCTAATAAGGGTACAGTAAAGGGCATTTTCAACCCAATTTCACCAGATTGTATGATTGAAATGAAGTATGCAGATTACGCGGATGATTTCATAGACTTTTTATCCGACGGAACGCCTAAATTAATAAAAACCTTTGATGGGCATGCGTGGTATGCTGAAATAGATACGCCAGTAAAAAGAGAGTACGATAAAGTGATTGGTATAGTTAATATTAGTTTCTCTTGGACGGAAGTTGCAGAAGTACCTTCAAACTTTTGCAAAATGGTAACGGGGTGATAGAATGACTGATTTTGAATTGGTTGCTTACCCTGTAAAAAAGATTAAAGTTAAATTACAACTGGTTGGAGGAAGCCAATCATTTTTCCCAGGATTAAGGAAATATGTTTTATGGGATGAATACAATCAGACACTGTGGGAAGAAGTGGTTGAAAAAACATGGAAACAATTTGGCGAACGAGAGCAAGGAGAAACTGAACTGTCTGTAATACAAGAAATGGATGGAGATGTTGTGTCTCTTTCCCAATCAATTGATGCCACGTCGGATGTTAGGCGCACAATGTCCGCTTCTATCCATCTCAATAACCCCAAATACTTTGAAGCCGCATTCAGTGCCATTTGGCTAAATCGTCTGATTCGTGTTCAGTTTGGTATTTATGATATAGACGAGGAGGATTATCGTTGGTTTCCAATAGGGGACTATATGGTTACTCTAAACGATTATATGTATAATGCACAAACTAATCAGCTAAATTTATCACTCGCTGATCTAATGGCATCTATTACGGAACATCGAGGAAATCAAATTGGGACAGAAGTCACGATTTATATGGATACTCCCATGAAAGAAGCTATTAATGGGACAATTGAGCGTTTCTTCCCTTTTACATTTAACAATGTAACAGATTTCGAAGAAGAAAAGATACCGTATGATTTGGAGTTTGAACGAGGAATTTACCCATATGATATTGTGAAAAAAATTGTAACGCTTTATCCGGGGTATGAACAATATTATACTGCAGACGGAGTTTATGCAGTACAATCAGTGCCAATGGGGATAAGCGAGGGGTTGGTTCTTGATGCAGACCAAATGGCACAGCTTGTAATTTCAGATAATGGAAGCTCAAATCCCCAAGATATCAAAAATACAGTTGAAGTATGGGGGAGAGAACTGGATGCAGACCATACTGCTGAAACATGCGATAGTACATTGAGGGAAAAAACGTATTCTTTATATATTGACGAGTTGTTCGATGCACTGGTAGATGGTATGACCTTTTCTTTTACGCCAGATAAAACATCCCAAATTGGTCAAATGATCAAGATCCAAGATACACCCGCGTATCCAATTGTTATAGAAAGTGGAGATGGAGATAAGGTTAATGTACAATGGGGAGATTTGAAAGAAGGTACGCAATACGTAGTGAAATACACGAATTTTACTTATGTATTGCAAGGGCCAAGTATTATTCACGCCATGTATTTCCTTTTCAGCGAGCGTCCTGACGACAAAATTATCGCAGCTTTAAAGAGTAAGTATGGCTGCCAAGACATTGGCATTATGATCCATCGTGATTCTCAATTTACTATTGATTGGATTGGTGAACGCGTATTGGTTTGTGATGGTGGAGAATATGAAGATATTTATACTACCAAATTGGCTTTAGAAAGAGCTTCCTATGAGACGTGGAAACGTGCTCGTGTTCAAGACACTATTCGTCTGGAAATGCTTTATGTTCCTTGGCTGGATGTAAATCAAAAAGTAAGATACAAGTCTATTGTTACAGATGAAGAAGCAGATTATTTGGTACAAAGTATCCAGGTGAATGTTGAGACTTTTACCATGTATGTATCGCTCACACGGTATTATCCGTACTATCCATGGTTAAGAGGAAGCACAAAATGGGAAGATTATGGAGAAACTAGCTGGAGCGAATTATCTGGTTTGTATTGGGACGAAATAATGTACCCTGTAAAAACAGAATGATGAGGAGGTGATGTTGTGCCTACAATTTCAGGAATTCTGGGAATGACGTTGCCAGAATCATTTGATAAAGTTGACGTCAGCGTTCTAAGTAATAACTTCAACTTGATTGATTTAGCATTTGGCCAGAGGATTACTTTGGAGCAGATAGCAAATAATTTAGAAACAGAAAAAGAGGGAATGGTACTTGACGCTAGGCAAGGTAAGGCATTGTCTGATACGCTTGTATCCGTTGCAAAAGCAATCGATGAAACAAAAGTTAGCAAAACTGACATTGTAAATGACTTAAAAACTGATGACGGCACAAAGCCATTAAGCGCCGCTCAAGGTGTTGAATTAAACCGCACAAAAGCGTTTGGATTTAGCGCGTCTGTGCTATTACCAACTGAAGGTTGGACAGGAGATGGCCCGTATACCCGCGACATTGAACTGGCTGGTGTTTCTGAAAATAAAGACATTTGTCATGTGGTGATGTCATTTGATCCAGCCTACGAGGAACCTTTTACGGATAGTGGAGTTGTTTTGGTCGCACAGAAGCAGGATGCATTGACTTTCAAGGTTGAGTTTATCCCGGAAGAAGCATTCCCCGTTAATGTTCTGGTAATGTTCACCGGTCAGGAGGTGGACGGATGATTTTTAACCTGATGGGTGGAACGGTTGGTGCAGTCAGGACAATACATGCAAACAGTGCTGAAACGCTTCCGACGAGCGTGGCGGAAGGAACGCTTGCAATTATCAGCCAAACGCGACCCGGCAAGGTGCTGGTTCAGAACACAGAGCCCACAGCACCTGCTTCTGGTGATGTATGGATCAGCACGGATGTGTCCAGCTCAGCACCGATCCAGACGGGGAACATCACGATTTACCCGTCATCTGCAAAACAGTATGTAGCAGTTGCGTGGGTTACGGTGACAGCATATGTATTCAGCGGTGGTGCGTGGATTCCGCTTGAAACGTATTTGTTCAAAAACGGCGATCTATATGAGAGCATTACTGGCGGATGGGTAAGGATGTGGAGAGACAGAGAATGTGCAGAAATCACAGATACTGCGCTTGTAGCTGACGCCAGTTATCAGTATCGTCGTGCAGCGTTTCGCACCAAAAACGCTGTTGATTTGACCTCATATAAAACGTTGAGAGCTGTATTTACTCCTATCACTAAGACGTATGGCGGCGAATATTGTGTCGCACTCGGTGTAAATAACACGGCTTTGGCAGAGGGAGAGCAGACCAATAGCAACGCACCGGGATTGACAAACCCCAACCACTGTATGACTGGGTATACGCAAACGACAATCAATCACACCGATCAATTCACGTTGGATTATGACATTTCAGATGTAATTGGCGAACAATACGTAACAATCTATTTCCATACGCTCGACAGTTCATGCATCGAAGTACAGTTGCTTTCGTGAGGAGGGGTGTGACCGATGATCTATTATCTTGACACAGATTATCGCCTGCATGTCGAGCAGGACGGGACACGCAAAGCGTGGGACGATGAAACTGGAATCTTTGACGGAAAGTGCAAAACTTACATTGAAGGCTTCCGTGTGATTCCAGAGGGTGAAAGCTGGAAACGCAACGACGGGACGGTATTCAAGGGCTTTATGATTTCTCATGTGGTGGACGCATCCATCTTGCATGCTGCGCAGGCTGATGTTGAGGCAGCATACGCCGAAATGGAAGACATGCGATCCGCGCTGGAACTGTTGGGGGTGACTCCTATTGAGTAAGTGGCATAACGGTGCGCTGCCGATTAGAAACGCAATGGATGAAGCGGGTAAAATGCTAACAGATGAGCAGGCAATGTTTATCCCTGTATTATATAGATCTTGGGAAAGCGATATCAATTACACAGTTGATGATCGCAGACTGTATAAAGGCGTGTTGTATAAATGTCTACAGCCGCATATAGCACAAGCTAACTGGAATCCTGCGGATACCCCTTCTTTATGGGCAAAAATGTTAACCAGCGAGACAGGAGAAATTCTGCCATGGGAGCAGCCGGACAGCACCAATGGATATAAATTAGGTGATAAAGTGACTCATAATGGAGAAACGTGGGAATGCACAGGTGTTGATGCTGGCGGCAATAATATCTGGGAGCCTGGAGTGTATGGGTGGACGGTTATATAACCTTATAAATCATTTATTAACAATAATGAAAGGCCTAAACGGGTCTTTTTTATTGTAATAAAACCAGAAAGGAGGTGACGGATATTGCAACACTTGGTTAATGTTTTCTTTGGAGAAGCTGGGCAAAAAGGGACTTTTACTGTTCAGCAGGGCGAATACAACAGCCGTGAAATTATTTGTGCTCTCTGGCAAAAGATGCCGGGTGGTGGTCAGTTACCAATGCGTACAGACGAAATTACGGTAATGGTTGTGTTTAAACACGGTACAGTAACCACGCCTCCTTATGCTACAACAATTATTGGAGATAATGAGATTTCGTTTGTTTTGCCACAATCTGTGATGGCTGCTGCTGGTAAGGCTGAGATGCAGCTTAATGTTTATGGAGACGACAGTCTTCTTAACAGCGCAATTGTGCCATTTAAGGTTTTAGCATCAATTACTCCTGCAACTGTGGGTCAGCCTGATGTTGAACCTGGATTGCTTGGGATTTTACAGCAGGTGCGTACAGTTTTAAATAAGGCTGAGCGTGCTGAAAAGGCGCGTGAAGAAGCAGAACGAGATCGAGCGAAAACATTTGAAGAGTGGAAGAAAATCATTGAAGACCTAGGTGAAGGGACTGCCTCAGTATTTAATGCTGAAACGAGGTACGATTTCCCTTCTGTCGGGTCGCCTAATGTTATTTATAAAGCTGAGAGTGAGCGAAAAATTTATCAATGGAATAGCGATGAGCTTAAATACGAAGCTTTGAATTCTGCAGAAACGACAGAAGAGCTGAATATTAAGGTCATCTATGGAGGTGATGCAAGTGGAACAGTTGGTAACTAGATTTATACTCAGAAATGACGCGACCGTAAACTGGGCCGCAAACGTCGATAAGGTTCTCCTTAAGGGTGAGCCTGCGTTTGAATTCCTTGCAGATGGCACAGTCAAGATGAAAGTTGGCGATGGTGTTAGCACCTGGGGGGAACTGCCTTATTTTGCTGGTGGGGAAAGCTACAGTGTTGAAGAGCTTGAAGCCGCTGTAAAGAAAGCGGAGCAGGATATTGCTACCCTGCAGGCGGTTGTAACTCCTGCAGAGGGCGTACCGCTTCTGACTCGACTGGAGTTTTTGGAGAATAAGGTCGGTGTAGAAGATGATACAACAATCGACGCCCAGATTGATGCCAAGATTAATGAGTTTGCAGCTCGTGTGTCTGATGATGGCACGATCAACACTATCAAAGAATTGATTGATTATGTAGCTGAGCATGGGGCAGAGTTTGCCAATGTTACTGCTGATGTAAAGTCTCTGAGAGATCTTATTGGCACTACGCCTGTTTCTGAACAGGTTATGGCTGCTATCAATGGCAGCGAAAGCAAGGCTAAGGCCCTGTTCGAGCATATGAAGTACGAAGTGACCAGCAAACCTGCGGGAGCACTTGTAAGCTATCGTGATCATGAAATTCGCGTGATGTGCCCTGCAGATACTGCGTGGGAACATCAGCAAGTTGGTGGTACTGGTAACGCCAACTTGTATTACATGGGCTTTAAGGCGTATGCTCCTGATGGCGCTGTGAGTTTCAAGGAAGATACTGCTGAAATTATCACGGACGAAACCATGTACCTGTTTGAAAACAATGATTTTGCTGGCGTTGACGCCTATGGTCGCAAGTATAGCATTGTGTGGCTGCCTCTCGCGTCCTATGATGAGACAGCTCAGACGTGGACATATTATGGCACCAAGTCTAGTAAAGAGCGCTATATTGGCTGGTATTACTCCGTGGAGTGGTACGATGCCAATGGTGTGATGATTGATTCTGATATGATTCGTATCAATCTGAGCAACGAAGAGTGCCACAATGCAGTTGAGCCTTATTACATGGGCAATGTGGTCAAGGAAGTCAGCGTTAATGGTGTAACGCTTGCGAAGGAAAACGGCAAGGTCAACATTGAAACTGACGATATGCTCAAGTCTTCTGAGGAAGTAATCGTTAACGAGGACGGCACTCTTGCGCTTGGTACGATTTCTCTTGCCAAGATCGCAACTAACGATGGCACTACGCTGGTACTCAATGGCGGTAACGCTGGTTAATAAAACTAAATTACTTTGTCTGAAGCGGCTTAAAAGCCGTTTTTGTTTATTTATGAAAGGAAGTGCTTAAATTATGGCTACTACTACTTTTAATAATATTCGTCTTCAGCTCAAGTATGATTCTTATGCCAATTGGCTTAACAGCTCTCTAATCCTGAATCCTGGTGAAATTGGTATTTGCACTATTCCTGCTGAGACTAATGCTATTCGTCAGGAGCCTGCTGTTATTATCAAGGTTGGTGACGGTGAGCATCTGTATAAGGATCTGCCGGTTTTGAGTGCAAAATCAGGAGATGTGGCATCCTGGGCCCTGGCCGAGAACAAGCCTGCTTACGAAGCTAAGGAAATCACTGGTATTGACGCCTACATCGCTGGTTATGTTAATGAGCAGATGGGCATCTCTGTTGACACTGACACCCAGTACCAGATTGTGACCGTTGACGCTTACACCTGCAAGCTTCAGTCCAAGGGTAAGACCGATGAAGCTTGGGCCGATGTGTCTACTATCACCATGCCCAATGACACTGCTGCTATCGACGCTCTGAAGGCCCTTGTTGGTACCGAGAATGTTGCTAAGCAGATTGGTGATGCTATCACTGCCCTGGATCTGGCCAACACTTATGCCGCAAAGTCTCATACCCATGAGATGGGCGAGGTGAACGGTCTGACCGAGGCTCTGGCTGGCAAGCAGGCTGCTGGCGATTATGCCACCAAGGCCGAGGCTCAGGGCTATGCCGATGCCAAGGACGAAGCTATTGCTGCCGCTAAGAAGGCTGGCGACGATGCTCAGGGTGCCGTTGACGCTCTGGCTGGAAAGGTTGGCGAAGTGCCTGCCGACAAGACTGTTGTGCAGATGATCAACGAGGCCCAGACCGCTGCTACTTATGACGACACTCAGGTGAAGGCTGACATCAAGGCCAACGCTGATGCCATTGACGCCATTGAGGAAGACTACCTGAAGAATACCGATAAGGAAGAGCTGCAGGGCGCTATCAACACCGAAAAGGGTCGTGTTGACACCCTGGTTGGCAACGACGCTAACAAATCCGTGCGTACTATTGCAGCCGAAGAGCTGGCTGCTCAGTTGATCGCTGAAAACGCTCAGGAAGCGCTGGACACTTTGGGCGAGATTGCCGCTTGGATTCAGGCGCATCCCGGCGATGCCGCCGCCATGAACAGGGCCATCGATGACCTTGAAGCTCTGGTTGGCACTCTGCCTGAAGGCGCTACCGCCACTACCGTTGTGGACTATGTGAATGAAATGATTGCTGGCCTGAAGATTGGTGATTATGCCAAGGCTGCTGATCTGACTGCCGCAGTTGGCCGCATTGCTGCTCTGGAAGCCAATGTCGATAAGTGGAATGCCGCTGAACAGAATGCCAAGGACTATGCTGATGGTCTGAATACCACCATGGATGGTCGTGTGCAGGCTGTTGAGGGCAAGGCCCACGAGCACGCCAACAAAGAACTGCTTGATACTTACACTCAGACTGAAACCAACCTTGCTGACGCTGTTGCTAAGAAGCATGAACACGAGAATGCTGGCGTTCTGAATGGCATTACTGCCGAGAAGGTAGCCGCTTGGGATGCCGCTGAACAGAATGCCAAAGATTACACTGATGAGCTGGAAGGCGAGCTTTCTGCCGTTGCGAAGAGCGGCAATGTTAATGATCTGATTCAGACCACTGGTGACGTCCTTATCCTTGACTGCGGAAACTCTGAGGCATAAACAAACTAATTAAACAGACGATTACACACGGGGTGATGGGTTAATTCCATCACCCCTTTAACTTTGCAAATAACGGGGCGGTTGAAATGGATACCGCCTCGCCCTCTTACGATTTGAAAATGAAAATTGGATTGGAGGAAATATAGATGACTGAGAAAAGATTTCGCTCACGAGTAATCAATAAACACGATATAGAAGCAAATTGGAAGCTTGCGGTTAATTTTAAGCCGCTAATTGGAGAATGGATTGTGTATGATCCAGATGAAAACTATGATTACGCCCGATTTAAAATGGGCGATGGTGAGACATTTGTAAATGATTTGCCGTTTTGTAATGACGTAATTACTGAAGAGGATGTAGACCTGATGGTTGGTTATCCTGTTGGTAATTTGCCTGAGAACGATCAGGAATCCATCGTGCAGCAGGTCATTGCTGCGCTTGGTACGCCTGTGTTTGGTCGTGTGGAGGATGACAAGGATATCATCCTGACGGCAACTAATCTTGCTGCAGGGACGTATACCTACTATTTCGAGGATGCAAACGGAGAGCGGAGACTCATTGGTACTGATGCCGTCGCAGAAGAGCCGAAGTACACCAACGTTATCCCGTTGTCCATCGCGGCAGATGGAACGCAGTTTGTGGGAGCAAATGGCGAAGACGGCTATAAAACAGGTACGCGCATAAATTCTTCGGGTGTCGAAGTAAGCGCAAATACGATTGTCACGGGCTATATCCCTGCAACTGTAGCTGATAAGTTCTATTTTTACGATATTGATCTTTCTGCCGATTCCAATAAATACCACAAGATTGCTATATACGATGAAAATTTCACTTTTCTAAGTGGTTGGGATGTGATGAGCATGTATAACGCCAAAGATAGTGAACAAGTCATTGCGGAGGGTGTTTCTTTTGATGAAAATGGAATACTTGCCACATACAGTCCGCTGGCGTTTAGATATGCTGTCGGTTCAACTGTTGTGAATAAAACTGCTTATATTCGCGTGTGCGCGGGAACTATTAACGAAAACTCTGTTATCACCAAAAATGAGCCGATTGTGTAAGGTGGTGAAGTTATGTCGTACAAACATTTTATACCACAAAATGTCGCGCCATTGGGAGTAAGACGTATCGGCATCTATAACGCACAGGGAAACCGAGTAGGGCAAATCCCGCTCGGCTCCCTTACACCACCGAATCCGCACAAAAAGCTGTACAGTTTCGGTGCTCTGTCTGATGTGCATGTTGTGTACGTTACGGCGGCTACGGATTTTGAAAGAGCGTTGGATTATATGAACGAAAACGAGGACGTGGCTTTTACCTGCATTGCTGGCGATCTTACAGATGACGGAACGGCTGCACAGCTTGCCCAGTATAAAGCGGTTGTTGATGCTCATTCGCCTGATACGCCTGTATACGCCATTGCGGGAAACCATGAAAAGTATTCTGAACAACCGACGTTAATTCAACAGTACACAGGACAGCCCTTGTATTACAGTTTCGCGCATGGCGATGACGTGTTCCTGATGTGCGGATGCTATTCGTGGTCAAACGATGGTGTGTTCACAAAAGGCTATCTGCAATGGATTTACGAAACGCTTGAAGCCAACAGGAACAAGCGGTGCTTTATCTTTGAGCATGTGTTCCCTTGGGGTGACAGCGGAAATCCGGGCGAACTGTATCACTTCGATATGTTCACCGGAACGAAGGGGAGTGTATTTCAATCGCTTCTCCGACACTATAAGAACACGGTGTTGTTTCACGGACATTCTCACACAAAGTTCGAGCTGCAAAGCGTGGATGATAAGGCGAATTACAGTGATGCACTTGATTATCGGTCTGTACATATTCCGAGCCTTGCTGTTCCTCGCGATATTGGCGATGGCGAACTTGCGAATATCTACTCTGAATCCGAGGGCTATGTCGTAGATGTGTACAAAGACGGTATCCATCTTCGCGGCAGGGACTTTGTGAAGGGAGAGTTTCTCCCGATTGCGTCTTACTGGATTGATACCACGTTGCAGACCGTTGAGGCAGGAACCTACACCGATCCCACAGGGGTCATCATGACACAACCCTAAATTGAAGAAAGGCGAGTGAAATAAATGGCTTTTTTAGGAAACGAAGCATTGCAACGACTTTGGGCGCACACGATCTCAAGGATCAGCTCGAAGGCCGATGAGATAAAAACATGGGTATCACAACAAAAAGTAAGCGCGTTTGAAAACGATGCTGGGTATCTGACTGAGCACCAGGACATCAGCGGCAAACTGGACGCGGACAAACTGCCAGAGGCTATCAACAACGCTCTTGCTCAGGCGGCGGAATCTGGGGAGTTTAATGGGGAACCGGGTTATTCGCCGGTGCGCGGAACGGACTACTGGACACCTGCCGATCAGGAAGCAATCACGGAGGAAGTCAGTAATCAGCTATCTTTGGAGATTGGGGTCGTGCCAGAATACGTCAAGGCTGAAGCGGAATCTGTGATCGAGCGTGTGAGTGCCGCGCAGGCTGGCAGGACGTTCACCTTTGCGGCAATCACTGATTTGCACTATGGCAACGGCGGTTATACGGACGGCGTACTGCATTCATGTCAGGCTCTCAAATACATTGACGAGCGGCTGAAACTGGATGCTGTGGCTGTGCTGGGTGACTACACTGACGGATATCCTGCGGACGGGCTGGCGAATGCGTTCGGTGATTTCCGTGCTGTAAATGCAGTGCTGAATGATCTGCGGTTTGCGCCGAATCTGCGCACTCAAGGCAATCATGACTACTATGCAGACAATGCGCCAAAAATCCGCAGGCACATCCAGGCGTACTCCGAGGATGTTGTATGGGGCGATATTGCTGGCGGCTACTACCACAAGGATTTCGATGCGTACAAGCTGCGTGTTATTGTCCTCAACACTACCGAGACAGGGAATGCAAACATTGACTGCACGACCGCACAGTATCAGTGGTTTGCAGACACACTCGACCTGAGCGCCAAAGAAGACGCTGAAGAATGGCAAATCCTTGTTCTGTCCCATCATCCGCTGGACTGGTATCACATTGATGAAAGCTATGCGCTTGCCAGAATCGCCAACGCCTATCGTGAGGGAACAGCCTATTCCATCACCGGAGTTTCCTGCGATTTCTCCGACGGCAAAAATGCTGCTGTACTTATCGGCAACATTCACGGCCATATCCACAATCTGCTTGTGGACAAGGTGCATATCGGCAATGTGGTAAACGGCGTTAAGAGCGAGGTAGACCGTATGGCAACGCCCGAATCCTGCATCAACCGTGCGAACCAGTACACGGGCGCATGGCAGGAAGAAACGAGCTATCACAAGACCATCGGCACGGCAGAAGATACGTCATTTGTGATCTACTGCATTGACCTCGACACCTACACGATACAGGCTGTGTGCTATGGCGCAGGCTATGACAGGACACTGACGTATTATGTGGCTAAAAACGGATATACAAATCAGATCCCTATTTCCGTTGATTCCGCCGGTGCTGTGTATAACGGGACGGGATACAAGGCCGATTACCGTTTAAACTCATCGGGCACAGAAACGGAACTTGCTGGTACGGGTGTTACCGGCTTTATTCCGGTCAAGCGACTTGATGTAGTGCGGATGGAAAACATTTCCTACAAGCCCGGTGTCGATAGTACTGGCGACTATATTGCACTGTATGATTCCGACTTTACGAAAACGGTAACAATCAAGTCTCCATATGTTGCATCTCATGACTATGTACTCGGCTCCAGGGTGCTGGATGATGACGGCAACTTGATTCAGTTTACAATGTCCGACAGCGCAGACGCTGGCCATGCGTATATGCGAGTATCTTGCGCTGGCCTTGGCGCTGAATCGATCATCACAGTGAACGAGGAGATCACAGAATAACTATCAGGAATGATTGTGACGTAAGGAGGTACGCTTGTGATGAGCTTATGGCATTTGGTGTGGATCATCCCGCTGTCGGGTGGTATTGGGTTATTCGCTGCGGCTATTTTAAAAATGAGCGATTGAATTATATGTTTATTTTGGATTAACGATAACGCACGGTGAAAAGGGTGAGTGTATGATAACAGGACAGCAATTGGCGCAAATGGGCGTCGAATTGGCGACTGGCAAGCGTATTGATTATGATGATGTAGACTGCCAAGCTTTTGTGGAGTTGATATTTGACGAGTGCGGGAAGGACATTAGTTATTCTGGCAGCAATGATATGTACCGCAATGCGTGCAGTTGGATAGGGACAATTGAAGAAGCAAAAAGAATTGGCTATCTCGTTCCAGGGGTAGCCCTTTTCATCCATTCTTTTAACGGTGGTGAACCAGAGAAATATCGCAAGGATGGAAAGGGTAACGCAGAACATGTAGGCCTTTACGTTGGAGAAAATGCTCTGGAAGACACTGATAAAAATGGGGAGTGGAGAATTTGCAATGTTGTTCATTCTTCTGCGTCTATGGATCGTGTTGCTGGGTCTACACTAAAAAATGGATGGACACATGTTGGATTATGGAAACAAATCGATTATGGTATCCAGATCCAAAACAGTGAAAATGGCATATTGGAGAATTCCATGATTGGAGATGAAAAAATGGCAATTGAAGAGAGTTTTATTTATGCGACTGTAAAGACAGCAAATGGTAGCCCCTTGAATTTCCGCACCAAGAAAAGCACAAAAGCTGATTTAGTGGCGCGTGTGCCGGAAATCACCAATGGAGCTCGTGTGAAAGTATTGCGCGATGACGGTGATTGGTGCAAAATTTCCTACAATGGCTATAACGGTTATGTTTTAAGCGAGTTCCTTAACTTTGCTAATACTGTTAAGGAAGAGGCAGAGTGGGTAGATCAGACAATTGGCGATATGGATGATAAAGCAAAATTCTACCGCGTCTATGTTGATTTTACTACAAAGGATGAGGCTCTTGTTTTCCAAAAAGCTATGCAAGGGTGCCAAGTAGGTTCAGTAAAATAAGAAAGATGGGTGAGTGGGAGTGGAAGAGGTGGTTAAATGGTTATCAGGCTGTACTGATACCATGAAAGTTATAATTGAACTTGTCAAAGAAATTGGAATTGTTCTTGGTTTTTTGGGCACAGCGGTGTTATCATTTCGTAAATGGGTGATGAAGCCACTGGAGGCCGCTATTGAAGAGCAGAAAAAGGCAACAGTGGAGCTGAAAACAGATTATGAAAATAAAAGAGACGAAGTGCTTAAAGAGGTCGCTGTGCTTAATGGGCGCATTATTGAGAATGACAAGAAAAGCGAAGAGCGTCATGAAAAACTTCGTGGTGAATTTAAATCTATGCGCTTGGAAATGGGTACAATGCAGGACGATGTTGCTGACGTATTGGGTAATGAGCTCGAAAATGGGCACCACAAATTCATGACACAGGGTTGGTGTTCGCCTGCTGAAAAGCAACATTATGTTGATCTTCACAAGAGGTATGCAGCTCGTGGGCATAATCATTTGGCTCAACGCTACGAAGAAGATCTTTTAGAATTGCCGGATCATCCTCCACAGTATAACGGGTAAGGTGATTTCATGGCTGAAAAAACTGAAAAAATTGAAAATGTGAGCTGGCCAAAGACATCTGACAGGGAGTTTTCCAAGCGGATGTTTATTATTTTTATGTGGGCATTTTTTGCTCATGTTATTTTTACAATCATTGCTGAGTGGCTGTTTAATGTAGGTGGAAAAGCAGTAGAAGTATTCAAAATTTCAGTGCCAGTTTACACGACGATCTTTGCGGCAGTCATTGTTAAGGGTGGCGTAGAGAACGTGTTTAAGGGTCAAAATTTGAAACAAACTACTGTGACTTCAACAACTGCTAACAATGGCTGATGGGAGATGAATAGAAAATGGAATGGTATTATGTTGTCGCAATTATTGCCGCTTTTGCGCTGTGTGTAGGTGGTTTTGTTTATCTGCGTAAGAAGGGTTATGTAAGTTCTGAACAGATGAACGGTCTTACAAATATTATTACTGGTCTTGCTACACTAGTTGGCGAATTAACTAAGAAAAATCAGAATGGCGCTACTGACATTCTTTACAATGTAGTAACACTTGTTCAGCAGGCTGTACTTGCGGCTGAGAATGACTGGTATAATAATAAAATCAGCAAGGAAGAGCGCAGAGAGCGCTGTATGGATGAATTATATAAGTTGCTTGCTGCTTATGATATTGTACTGACAGATTCTCAGTGGAATGTAGTGGATATTTTGGTTCGAGCCGCTTGCGAAGCGATTGGGCATACCACTGAAATTGAAAACCTTGCTGAGGTAACGGCAGAATAAGTTAGCATGAAAGCGTATTTTAACCCTCCAGATGAGCATACTTTATGTATGAATTCAATGGAGGGTATTTTTTATGGAAAATAAACGCATGGGGAGAAAGCCAGATTCAGTAGTTGCTGCTGAACGCGGGATTTCTCTTGAAGAGCTTAGAGCTGAAAGAAGAGAGCGCCTAAGAGCGAAAAATGAAAAACATGAAGAGCTTCCAGATCACAAGAAGGATTTCTACGATTATTTTGACACAGAAATAAATGACATTGCATCAGCCATAGAAGAGTGTCGTGGCAAAATGGAACGATTGATTAAATGCCGCACTCATGAGCAAAAGCTAAACTATCTGTGCAAGCAATTCGTGGACGAAATCAAAAAGGTTGGGTTGGATCACGAGATCGCGCTTGGGAGAGCGAGAAGATTATTTGAAGAGAAATAAAAAAGAGGATGATGTCCAAATAGCTGGGCACCATCCTCTTTTTTATGGCAAAGAAAAAGGGCCATGCCATTTGGCACAGCCCTGTAAGTTAAGGATCTACGTCGTCATCCTTTTCTCATCCTTTTCAATGTTGCTTGCAAGAAGATTTTTTGCACGGATGTATTTCTCCATGCGATTAAAATCTTTTGTGGTTAGTTCACGAGATAGGCGAGAGGTGTCAAGATTGTGAGCGAGATCTGCGTACTTGACCAATTTGGCCTCCAAACTATTGCTCTCGGCAATAGCGGAAATATAGTCCATATAGGGAATATGGCGCTTATGGGTGAGTAGCTTCAGTGCTACAATGACTTCATGTGAGAAGCCTTGCAATGTGAGATCCTTTAATGCGCATGGAGGATTATCCTCAAAGACGTCGTGCAGAAGAGCGACAATGATGGTATCTTCACGCTGTTTATCGCTGGTATAGCCAAGATGGTTACATGTGTGGGCTACAGTGAGAGGGTGAAGGATATAAGGATAACCACCCTTGTCGTACTGCCCGCGATGCGCAGCTTCTGCCATACACATGGCTTGCTTGATGAGAGGGGTATAGGGGAGCAAAGAGTATTCCTCCTTTATGCTTTGCCAGTGGAGCCAAAGCCTCCTGTACGTTCGGTAGTTGTATCGTCGTCATCCATAATGAAGTAGGGGACAATCATACCCTGAGCAATGCGATCACCTTGATTGATTAAAAAAGGTGCCAACCCATCATTGGCAAGCATGACGCCAATATTACCGTCATTTTTAGGGTTGGAATAATAATCGGCATCAACCCACCCTTGAGTGTTTGCTAAGCAAATACGATGCTTGCCCATACTGCTACGTACATTGATAATCAAAGCGGCATTGTCAGGGATTTTTGCTTTTACATCTGTCCAGATCATCTGCATTGTACCGGGTTCAATACAATATTCAGAGGGAGAATGAAAGTCATAAGCGCAGGCATTTTTGGTAGCTCGCTTGGGGAGTTTAATTTCTACATCTGGGTGCTTACGGTACTCGTCTGCAACAACTTCAAAACGTTTCATTCCTCATCGTCCTCCTCGTCATCTTCATCCTCTTCATAGTCTTCACGGTACTCCACTTCTGCCATGCTGTCAACCTCTCCGGGGGTGTAAATTGATGTGCCGCAATTGTCACAATGGAAACTTTCACAGCAGAAGTTTTCGAGGTCGATTACACCTGTGGGTGCGTTCATATCCAGGACAGAACTGCCAATGATTAGGTGTCCACACTGAGGACATGTACATGCGAGATGATATTCATTAGTCATTGCTTTGTTTGCTCCTCTTTAGATTATTGAATCCTTCTGTGATAAGCCTTAAAATGTAGCAGGCAAGCGCGATTCCATATGAAAAGTGGCTAATAGTTGGAGAAAGCAAGTTCATAATGGCGCATAACGTCCAACAACCGGCCAGAATAAGATCCATGCAAGCAAGCGTTTTATAATGTTTTTTCATTCGTTTTCTTCCTCCGCTTCACAATCTTTATAATACAGCGCTTCACCACAGAAGCCACTTTCCTGTTTCTCTCTAAAGGCTTTACAGGGGCATTTCCATTCTTCCGTCTTAGGCATACCGAGGCAGAAGCCATTGTTTTTCTTGATCATTTTCTTTTTCTTTTTGAAGTATTCAGTATCGGGGTTGGGGCGAATAATCATAGTAGGCTCCTCTCAATAAACGCGGTATAGAATATCGTTGTTATAGACTGCATTACACAAACGTTTAAGCAGTTTTTCCTTTTCTTCTACGGGGAGAGGAGTATGAGACACGATCATTCTCATGGCATTGGGCAAGCCCATCCAATCGTGATAATTGCTGGCTTCAAGATGATCTTCTAGGGTTTTCACATAGCCAGGGAAGCCTTCTTCTTGAAGTTCTGGGTCATCTTTTGCCCAACGTTCCCAGCCTTTTGCTAAATCAGGAAGCTTATCAGCGGGACATGGATCATTGGATTGGTCATATGGGAAATTGGAAGTAATGTTATCGGTCATGCTGGATTATCCTCCTGTGTGTGGTGAATTACGATCTCTCCTTTTTCAAGACTCTTTTGTACGTCGATAATTCTTTGGTTAGAACTGCCTCGGAAACGGAGGGTTTTATTTGCCATGGATTGAATAAAGGGCCCATCTACGAGCACATTGGTAAGAAGTAAAATAGGGTGGATAAACAGATTTGAAGCATTGTATAGCTCTCCAAAAGTGGCTCCAGTATAGATCCATATATTATATTTTGTGCGGTTTTTGACACGGGCATGGATTTCTTCAAGGAGGTGTGTTAAGAAGAAGAAGGTTTTTTCAGGGCAAAAAAACGGGTCTCCACCAGATAGGGTAATTCCCTTTAAGAAGGGGCGTTTAACGATTTCTTCTGCGATATTTTCAATTGTTTGTGTGGTAATTGGAACACCAAAATTGGGGTCGTGGGATTCAGGATTGTGGCAACCAGGGCAGTTGTGAGGGCAACCACTAAGATAGATAGTTGCCCTCACGCCCTCGCCATCTACCAGACTCTCATAATTGACCCCTGCTAAATAGGGGTATAGAGTAGTAGACAAAGAGTATAAGCCTCCTTAAACAGGCGTGTATGCAGTATGTTTTACACGATCTTTAACTTCTGCCTGTTTGCCGTCATTAAAGCGACGATAATCTGAGCTAAGATAGCCAGTTACACGGCGTAGCTGCGTGATATTCTGACTTTCACACTCAGGACATTCAGCATCAAATTCACTTTGATAGCCGCAGTCATTACAGGTGTCAATAGGGAAGTTAAAAGCAAGATAGGGGATATCAAGATCCATGGCGTAATTGATGATTGCCTCAATTGCGTCAGGATTGTTCATAAAGGTAGATTCACATTCGATATATGTGATTGTGCCGCCAGTACAAAGCTTGGTGAAAGGCGCCTCGATACGAAGCTTTTCATAAATAGATACCTTTTCCCATACGGGTACATGGAAAGAGTTTGTAAGATATTCACGATCTGTTACATTGGGGATAACGCCATACTGATCACGGAGAACAGTTAGCGCAGTTCTGCAGAGATTCTCTGCCACTTTGACTATATTTTCATCCTTTTTATCAAAGGAGTCTGCTCTTTCGTCCAATAAAGGACTACTCTACTCACTCATTGGTTTTCGATAGTCGATTCACATTTACAAGACAAGTATTCTTCTTTAGTGCAATAACGGAAATAATAAGGCTTTCTAACGGGCCTTTTATATTTGCATTGACGGGAAATAGTTGTTTTTTCGATTCCAGTAGCCGAGTTAGCCTCGCAAATTGAACCCCAGATACCTAGAAGCTCATTTGTGTAACGGTCGAACATTTTGACTGGATGAGATTGAGAATCGTTAACTCCTTTGTCATTGATCATTAGACCGTCATCGACTGCTTTTTGTGTATTTTCTTGGGCGGTAGTCCAATATAAATTTTCCACCCTGTTATCACTTTTGATGTTGTTTTTATGTCCAACATAGGGAAGCTTATCTGGATTGGGGATAAAAGCTTCGGCGACAAGGCGATGAATTCTTCTGGAGACCAAACCCTTTTTGCCTTTATATTGAATACCGCAAGACATATACCCATAAACAGAGTTTAGAGCTTTTTTATAAAGGACTCTTGGATGATTGTTGCGATGCTCTATAGCATATACAGACCCGTCAATATCTATCCAATGCTCGTAAGCACCGCGAATTAGTTTTGCTGTTTTTGGTAGCTCTATATTTATTCACCTCTTTTTTTGTTTGTTTTACTTGTCTTGATTTAGCACAGGATTCCACAAAGGTTCCCTGTTAGCACTGCCGCAAGTCGCCATTTCCTGCGATTGACTTTCGCCCGGCAGCACACCCTTTAAGGTTAAGCAGATTTTTCATTGCATGTTACCATGCAAGCCCCCACAGAAAATTCTCAGGGGTAGCGTAACAGGAGAAATTCAGCCCATTCTTTTCACTTGCATGAGCCGCGAACTCGTTGATCGCTTGAACAACTTGATAAGCAAATTCACGGGCTTCAAGGCTATTTACATGGTTGGCGCCAAATAATGCTTCACACATTTCAGCTACCCCGATAAAGCCGATGGCAAATGTATTGTGCTTGAGCGCCTCATATACATTATCAACGCACTTATCAGCATCTTTAATGACGCCGTTTTCATACATAAAGGGCGCTGCAGCCGGAGACTGTTTGGCCATAATGGCAAAACGTTCAAGATGAGCTTTTTCTACAAGATCAAGGGTGGATTCAAAGGCTTCCCAGAATCCCGTAAGATTGGGTTTATCACGCTCACCAAGGCAAATACCATACTCGATACCAAGCTTGGGGAGAATGATAGTAATAGGAGTGTTATTACCACGTCCTATGCGGTTGTAGCCATAACCATTGCGGTCATAGCCGATCATGGTCCTGCAGCCCATGGTACTAAAAATGGTATCAGGATCGTCAGGATCTTCATGAGCCTGAGACCAGTCGCCATTGCAAATATTGGGATATATGCGTTTGGACAACGACTTAATAGCGAGCTTTTTCAGGTCATAATTGGGATCGCCAGGAGCTCCATTAACCCCCTTCTTGTGAGAAAAGATGCCGATGGGGAAGATGGAGGTGACATGATTCTTACCTACGCCGTCTAGACTGGTTTCAAGAATCCAACGAGTTACAAGACGTCCTTCGGGAGAGGTGTCGCGTCCGTAGTTGATAGAGGTAAAGGGAACCTGCGACCCAGCTCTGGATTCGAGCGTATTAAGGTTATGGTACAAAGCCTGAGTGGCTTGCAAACCCTCACGTTCAAGCATTTCCATAGCATACTTCTTTGCTTTGGGGAAAAGATTGAACAGCTCGTCCTCAATGGAGAGATCATTTTCAATGCAGACTTTTTTGAAATCTTTATAAGAGCTTTCTTCAATTGTCTCGTTGTCAGGGTTTTCGAGGTATTTGATGCCATCGATAATATGAGAGTAAAAACTGCGCTTCACATAGGGAGCGAGATCGTAGTCCAAGTGGACACTGCCCACACCGCCATATTGGCATTGGGATTGCAACTGAAATGCTACTGCTACCAATTGGCATGCTGTGGAAAAACTAGACGGTGGGCGAACATCGCAGTTGCGGGTTTTAAAACCTTGAGTGAAAAGACGCTTGAAGTCTAGCATGAGGCAATTGTGGGCACCAATATTGTAATGATCCAGATCATGATGATAAATGCAACCATTTTTATGTCCATCGGCCACGTCTTTGCTCATGTTCTGGTCTAAGGCAATGCTTTTCTGGATTACAGTTGCGGCCTCATTTTTGCGACCGCCAAAAGAGCGTTCATCCACATTGGCATTAGCATTTTCTGTGGTCTCGCCCAAGGTTTTTTCTAAAACCTTTTTCATAATCTCGTTGCGGAGATTTCTCTGCTTTGTTCTTTCAGCTCTATATAGGATATAACTCTTGGCAACATCCTTGCGATCAGAAGCCATGAGTTTTTCTTCAACCATATCCTGAATAGCTTCTACCGATAGACGGCTGGGAATCAAATCGATCTCTTCTGCAATTTGATTGGCAAGTCTGATATCAACTGGGCCAGTTTCTTTCATTGCGGCTAAAACCGCGTCTACAATTTTTGATGGATCAAAATCAACGATTCGTCCATCGCGCTTTACTACTTGTTCCATTTCTCAATCCTTTCTTTTGGTCGTATGAGGAATACAAACTGAGATAGGAACAAAAACCGGGGGTGCTCTTGGTGATAGAATTGGCATCACTCTCCTTCGACGAAGATTTTAATTTAGTTTGAAATCTTTTTTATTAATTCTCCCGTGACGAGTACCATATTTTTCGATATTAAGATAATATATGTGTTTTTTTGACTCGAACCTTGCACAGAAAAACCAGCCGCTATCAAAATATTTACCTAAATGGATGTTATAAGTATGGGTTTCAAGGAAAAAGACATCCCATCCATGAGCCCTTTTTGTCCAGGGTGTATATGCTCTACGCAAAATTTTAAGTTGCATGTGTTAATCCTTTTTATTGATATACTTCCCTTTCATAAAACCGACTCCAGAAAAACGAGCGAACCAAACGGTTTCTTCCCATTGCCATTTCAAATAAATGAACCATTCTCCGCAGTCTGTGAACCAGTCAAAAAAGAAGTGCCAAGTACGGAAGCGAAGGATATCCCAGCCTTCCAGCTCACAATTATTATCAATGAGTGTGTAGTATCTATTTAAAAATTTAGGATAATGAGACATCTTTCAGCCCTTCTTTGGCTTTCATATACTCAATGCAATCGTTGATATAAAAAGCGGCCTTTTTGGCATCCTCAACAGGCTTTCCTTTGCGTTTAAGGCGCCAACAATATTTGATAACATTGCCAATGCAGAAGCCCTCGTAACCATCCAGATCCTTGAGAACTTCTTTGAGGACTTCCTTACATTCATATTTTTCCAATGCATAGTGGGAAGGATGATTAACCATATCCACTACTTCAGGAGGCATGGGAAAGTCTTCCTGAATGGGATTGTCGCAGGGAATGTAGTCACCAAGACGATAACCTTTGGGAGCCGGTGCATTACTAGGGACTGCAGGATCTGTAAGCGTATTGGGTAAAATGGCACGGTCAGTATCTGTTGTTGTTCTATTAGAATACGTTAAATCCACTTCCTTTAATAAAGAAGGGCGCGGGACATAAGCAGCAATCATTTCACTCATTCGTGCTCGCCTCTTCCTTGTTGTCCATCCATGTAGGCCATTCTTTAGGCACGACTTTAGGCGTCCAAGATTTAGACACATGGTAGACATCATCAAGCCTAGGGTGCATACCACAGGTGTCCTTTTTGCTTTCAGTGCAATAGGGATGCTTTTTGTCTTTTTCGCACTTTGGTACAAGCATGTCTTTAAAAGCATTGTCAGTTGCCATATTGAATTCATGAACCATTTGCCGGACTAGTTTGCGGATTTCCCATTGAGCGCGAGTACAAAGGCGCTCATGGCAAAGGTGGATGAACTCGCGAAGGTTGAAAGTTGCAATGAGGCTGCAACAGGCTGCATTAGGAAGGACAAAACGAGCGTCTTCTTGGGGTACACCTAACAAACAAAGTTTGGTGTAATCGGCCAAAGCACGGGTCATAGAAGTTTGAAAAATTTGCCTAGCTTGTTCATTGTTTTCGATAGTGGGTGGTACAACAAACTGGAAGCCAGATTTGTAGGAAACATAGCGCTGACTTTCTACCGAGGGAGAAATAAGTCTATGTCTTGTCAATTGAGCCAATAGCACTCGGCTGACGCCTTCAACACGGAAGGTAACAAAAACATGCTCTAAGATGCTATGATGACCACTGTTATAACAATGGCGTACAATGCGACCATCTAGGCTCGGGGTGGATTTGTAACACATAGAGGCCGCTTCTTCTGCAGCCATTACAGGGTCGTTTGTGAACCGGGTTAGAAGTACTTTAATGGTTGGTCATCTCCTTATTTTTATTTTGAGTGCTGGCTAACCAATCAATGTGACCACATCCTTATTAGTTATTTTATAATCTTTTTGAGTAGGTACAAAACAAGATAGATACTTGGATTCTCAAGTATCCTTCATTGTTTCGTTGAACTTATTATACCACTAATACGGAACAAGTGCTATAGATAATATGGTATTATTTTTAGTAATATGACACATGTATAGGCACGATAAATCGCAATAAATTGCAACTTAATAATACCCATAAAAATCATAAATGAAACCAGTTGAGAAGTGTGTTTTGCGCCTCAGCTGATAACATATATTGCCCATGCACATGCAAAGCGCCTGTTTGCCGCAGGAATGACATTTTTGAAAACAATGGTCGAGATGAAAGGCGATTCTCGGCAAAAGGCCCATATCCTCCAGCAGTGTGAACAGCGGAAAAAAGATCGCCATTGGGGGCAGCATGACGGAAACAACCCAGGAAGTAACGCGGTAGATTCCATTGATAAGCAGATCCGTCAGCCATACCGGAGAAGAAATGCTTTGAAGAGAGGTTTGCAGGAGACTGCCAAGTCGGTTCAGCTGTTCGCTGAGCCATGCAGAAGGGACATTGGCGCCTTGAATGGTCAGGAAGAGAATGCCGCCAAGCAGTGCAATGCCTGTAAAAAGTGCAAACCACCTGCGGCAAAGAAGAGTGTCAAATACCAAGGATCCTTTTGCTTTTATGCGCCTTTCAGAAACTGCTGTCTGACAGAGCACTCGCGCCTGACGGTAGCTTTCGGCAATCAGCAAAGGCGCTATGCGTTCTTTCGGATATCCTGCTTTGAGCAAATCCTTCTGGATGTTCTGAATCATTTGACAGATATGTGCATCCGGCTTCGAATGTGCAGTCAGCTTATCAATATAGGAAGCATCCGCAATCAAGGCACGCAAGGCAGCAAGGCGGCCGCTTCCGGAATGGACAACTTTTGGCGCAGAATGATTCAAACCGTTCATAAGGCTCTGAACAGCCTGTTCCATTTCCTGCGGATATACAAGCAAATCCTCGCGGCATTGTGCCGTAGAACAGGCCGTTTCGGCTGTTCGTTTCAGCAGTATGTCAAGACCGCATTTGCTGCGTGCACATATGCCAATCACGGGAATCTGCAAAAGCGCTTCCAACTTTTCGCAGTCAATGGATACACCGGCTTTCTGCGCCTCATCCATCATATTGATGCAAAGCACGGTGCGCGGACAGTTTTGAGCGATTTGCAAAGCGAGGTTCAGATTTCTTTCCAGCGACAGCGCATCGCAGACCACAATCACGGCGTCCGGATGCTCAAAGGTTAGATAGTCGCTTGCCACAATTTCTTCCGCCGATCCGTTCAAAAGGGAATATGCACCGGGAAGATCGATCACTTCCCAGCGGATGTCTTTTGTCATCACACTTCCGCGCGCAACCTCCACCGTTTTTCCGGCCCAGTTCCCGGTATGCTGCTTTAAACCGGTTAATGCATTGAATACTGTGCTTTTGCCGACGTTTGGATTCCCGCACAAAGCAATTTTCAATGTTTTCATGCTTCACCTCCGCTTGCGATACATTCCACTTGGGAAGCATCCGCCTGCCTCAAAGCGATGATGGTCTGCTTGATTCGGTAGGCTCTTGGATCGCCAAAAACAGATGAAAACAGACAAGCAACAGAGGAGCCAGGCGTAAAACCAAGGTCGCAAAGCCTTTCGTGCATCGGCCCGGAACCGTTTATCCGGTGAATGGTCGCACTTTTACCACTTGGAAGATGTGACAAAGGGATCGTTTGCTGCATTGTATGCACCGCCTTCCTGAGATCGGGAAAAACAGCCCGTTTTCAGCATATCGGAATACAAGGAGCTTGTGCCTGTCAGCTTGTCATTTTTTTGAATTCATGTTACGATACGGCTGCAAAACGGATAAATGCAATTTTACAGGCGGCTGATTCGTATCTTTCATGGAATGGATCGATCACAAGGAGGCATTGGATGCTGGCATATTCAACATGGAAAAAAGGATTGCTGATATTCATGACGGCTGCGCTTCTGATGGGAACGGTTTCTTTGGGCGCGCAGGCTGAAGATGTGCCGTACGCTCCCGCTCGCAGTCAGCTGGTGCGTGTTTTGCTAAGCCGCCTCAATCTGACCGACAGGATGGATGTAACGTTAAGCACGGATTATCTGCTGAAGACGGAAGACGGAAGCCAAATCCATTTCCGCGAAGGAAGCGAACTGGCGTTTTTGCTGCGTGACGGGGCCATTTATCTATATTACGAAGACATGGTGCTGGAAGCGGGCGGACGGCTCACACTCGAAAGGACCGCAGAAACGGGTGGTTTTTATCTGACCCATTTTCCGGCACTGTACTTGGGAAATCTGGAACTTCGTATCGAAAACGGTGTTCTCAGACCAGTTCTGACCATCCATGTGGAGGATTATCTGCTGGGTGTTGTGCCTTATGAAATGGGCGAGGGTTTCCCGGCAGAAGCATTGAAGGCACAAGCCATCACAGCCCGTACCTACGCGCTGCGAAGCCAGGATCCGGATGCCCCTTATGATGTGGTGGATACCACCAACGATCAGGTGTTTAAAGGCTACATGCCCGGCAATCCACAAAGCGAACAGGCTGTGAGAGAGACGCGCGGAATCTGCGGTTTTTACAAAGGTCGCCTTGCCCTGTGCTACTATTCGGCCAGCAATGGCGGGCAGACGGAGCTTGTGGAGACGGTGTGGCCCACGGAAGCGGATTATGGTTACTACACGTTTGGGGAAGACCCGTACGATGTGGAAAATCCGCTGAGCACGGTGCGAACGTTTGAATTGGAAAAACAGCCGAAACTGGAAGATCATCAGGCTTTTGGGAGGCTGATTGCGCAGCAGCTTGAAGGCACATTGAAGGAGCGCGGATGGGATACAGAGCCCGAA